AAGTCCCAACGAAAGGACGCTTCTCGATGTTAGACATGGCTAGAGGTTTCCTCCTCTTGAGGTCCGCCCCGGCGCCAAGAAAACGTTCGGGGCGACTTCCTCCCCCTGAGACGGGTTTCGTCTCGATTGGAACGGATTACACTGAGGGTCCAAGATGCACGTCGCAGAAGCGCCCCCAACACCGTCCGGAATCGTCTGGGTGTAAGTGGCGTTCGCGCCTTGTCCAATGATCGACTCGAACTCCGCGTTGACCCGAGTCTGGAACTCCTCACTGGGAGAGGGGGTCGGGGATTTCCACTTCTGGATCTCACCCGCCTGCGCACGGTCAAACATGAACGAAACGACAAAATCGAAACTGAACTCGACACCGCCTTGCTGCTTGTCTTCGGTGTACTGGTACGAGAAGTTCTCGAAGTTGCCGACGTAGACCCACTGGTCATACGTGATCTCGATGCTACCGATGAACAGGTGTGCTTCGGACGGCCCGCCCCCAGCGCCACCGCCGTCGTAGATGTAGCCGTTGTTGCGATAGAACGCGAACAGGCTCATCAGGTTCTGCCACGCGATGGAGTCCCACTTCGACGCGTACTGATAGCCGCTAGGCTCGTCAGTAGCCGTCGGCTGGAGACCATCATTTGTTCGCTGAACTTCCCCGGCCCCTCCGACAGCACCGACCACGAAACCACCGGATTTCCCGGTCACGTTGAGACGCACCTGCTCTTCGCCCCAGCTCTGGAAAATGTAGTTGAACCGGTTGCGATCCGTGTAAATCTGCTTCTTACCGTACGTGATCGTGAGCTGCTCGGGATTGATCAACAGGGTGAGCGGGGGAGCGGCCAGCATCTTGTTGAGCTGAACGAGCACATCACGGGCTTGGGCCAGGTCCGAAAACGCGGGCTGATTCGCCGAACTGCCCTCGATCTTGTCGGGGTTGAACTTCTCACCGTTGCCCGCAATCAGGTCGTCCGGTCGTGAAACCCCGGACCCTTGTGTGTCGCTGCTCGGGGAGAAACTCCGGGCATCGAACGAAGCTTGAGCCTTCAACTGTCGGCTGAAATTGTTGTTCGCCGCCTGCGCGGTCTCGATGATGTTGATGTTCTGGTTGGGCGCGGGACGACCACCGAGAAGGGCATTTCGAGCATCTTCAACCTCTTGCGCTGTGGCCAACGGCGGGGTCTCTGCGAACCGTTGCTCGACCACCGCGAGCTGGTTCAGGGCGTCGTCAAAAACCTTCCGAAGATGCGGGTCGAAGGGCCCTTTCGTCACCGCGGCCCCCTGTCCCAACAGGGCATTCACAAGCGTCGCTGGAGGGCGCACCCGAAACGTGAAAGGAGACCCAAGGTTGGGGTCTCGAAGTTTCTGGTTCGTCCCATCGACACCCGCAGACTGCGACCCACGATTTTGAGGTCTGAAATGGGGCCCATACCGCAGCCCCCGATAGTTCGAGAGCGGCTGGATGCCGGGGTAGTCTTCTTCGGTAAGGTCCGCCATGTCAGATCACACTCCCGCGAAAGGGTCCAAAAGCCTGGACGCGTCTGGGACACGAGCGGCAGCAAGTTGTTGTTGCTGGAACACGCGCTCGGCACTCATAAACGGATCGACGATAGGGTCGCGAACAAGGACCAATGCAGGGTTCAAAACCCCAGTAGCAAGACCGGCCGCAGCGGCCAGATCCTCCGCACTCGTCTGAGAAATCGCTTGTGCATCAAACAACGTCGTTGGTGCTCGATCGAAACGGTCGTTGCGGGTGGCGATGTCCGAACTACGCCAACGCAGGATTTCCTCGTCGATGATGAAGCGTCCGCTCAGCTCGAACATGTAGGGCTTTTGGGCGGATTCGGTGACGGTGAACTGCCCATCGAACCATCCGATGTGCACGCCACCGTCGAAAGTCATTTTGACCTTGCCCTGCACTACGATGTTACCCAGCGAGTCGTAGATGGCCCCGTTGTTGTGGAACAGCGACAACAGGTCGAGGTACTTGTCGTAAGCGATCGTCTGGCGTCTTCCCTGAGTTCCTGAACCTCCTGTGATGTTCGACAACCCCGAGTAAAGGCGCATGAAGCCTCCCGTCGCTGCGGTGAACGAAATGTCCTCGGCCGCGTCCCCCCAGTGGAACTCAACGAAGCCACCTCGAGTCTGGGTGCGCTCCGTCTGTTTCGCGTACGAGAACTGCATCGAGCGCGGGTTAACGTGCATCACGAGCTTCAACCCTTCCGGCAACAAACTCGTCTGCCGATCCGACGCTTTCACCACATCGAAAATCACGGGACGGTGCCCTCGACGAAGGTTGCCGTAGTCGGGATCGTCCCCCAACTCCATGAGGGGCTGGAAAATCGGAGTCTGTTCAGGCATGACCGAGCACCTTCATCACGCGCATGACTTCGGTGTAGACCTTGTTCAGATCGCCGCCGTAGATGTTCACGTTCACAACGCCTCCGGCTCCTCCGGCTCCTCCGGCTCCTCCGGCTCCCCCCATCCCGAAGGCGCCCCCAGGCTTGAACCCCATAATGGTGTCGTTTGGATCCGTGATAATCGGCGCCATCCCAGGACGGAGCAGGAAGTCTCCTGCGTGCCCAGCCCCATCCAGAGTTTCTTCCGTTCCTTCGGCAGCCTTTGCAGTAGCTTGGGTGTTGCGGTTGATCTCATTCAGGTCCGCCCACATCCCATCGATCAGGGTTTCGAGCTCGCTCTCGTTGGCCAGCTTAGCGACCTCACGGTTAATGGCTTGCTCGATGACTGGGAATGCCTCTTCCCAGTTCAGGCCACCTTCCTTCGCCGACAGGGCAGCGCGTTCGGCCGCTTTGCCGATCCCCAGAGACTGATAACCCCCTATGCCGGCAGCTTGAGCGGCGTTGAATCCCACTTGGTGGGCGGTCTCTCCAAAGGCACCAGCATCCGCAGCGTCTTCATAGTTGTCAGCAAGAGTTGGCCAGAAGTTGTCCATCTCCTCCTTCATTTTGAGGTTCATCTCTCGGGCAGCGTTTTCATCCAGGGTGTTAACCGAAAGGTCGTACCCCTGGTCCCCCAGCGTTTTTTGGAGTTCCTGCAAGACCTCGGTCTGCGTCATCCCTTCCGTGTCCATGTTCGCCAGAGTCTGTTTGGCGATGTCATTCACCTCCTGCATCCCCCTAAGCGTTGCGTCGGTCTCTGAGAGGAGCTTGATCTTGGCCTCAAAGTTGGCCTTCATGAGAGGATCGTCCGTCTCCTCCATCGCCGCCCGAATCCCCTCCATGAACTTCGCGTTCTTATCCAGGTGCTTCTGGATGTCCTGGCCCTCCACGAGCATCCGGTTCTGTGCCCCGACACGAGCCTGCACTCCGGGGTCCTCCTTAAAGAACGGATTCGATCGCAAAAAATCCATCCAAAAGCCGTAGACGGTGTTGTAGATCTTCTCGAGCCATTTGAGCATGTTGGCCTCCATCACGTTGGCCAACTTCTCGGTGGAGTGGGCAATCTGTCGCGCGAGCTTGATGTCTTCTGAAACAGCCTCCTCCTCAGCTTTTTTGTAGCGATCGTTCTGCGCAAGCATCAGGCCAACCTCATCCTGAATTTTGGCGCCCGTCTCAACCTCCCCAGTGGCCAAGTCCGCGGTAGCACCAACGATCTCACCCGTCGCCGTTACCGTCGCTCCGTAGAGCTCCGCCATCGACATCTGCTCTGCCTTGGACAGCTTGCGACCGTCCTCCTTCACCTCTTTTTGGATGCGCGTCAGAGCATTCATATCCGCCGCAGTGCCGCGAGAGGCGTCCACCAACGCCTCGAAGGCTTTGCCCGTCTTCCCGGTAATCTGCTCTGCCGCAGCTCGTTGGGCGGGCCCTTTGCCTGCAAACTCATGAAGCATCTCGCCACCGAACACTTTGCTTTGCGTCTGCACAGCCAAAGTCCCCGCAGGCCCCAGGTCGCTCATCGCGTTCACCATGGCACCGAGATCCCCGTTTCCGGCTTTCGCGGTTTCGACAAGGTTATCGAGACGTTGGATCAATTCCGGCGGGTAGCCCCCGGCTTTGAAATTCGCGAGCATGGCAGTCCGTCCCTCTTCGGTCGCCCCAGCAAGTTTCGCGACAAGATCCTCCCCGCTTGTAGCGCTCCCCTCGTACCCGGATTTTTTGAGATCCTTAAAAATCGAATCCGCGTTTGCCAGAGCCTGGTCTGCGAAGACCCTCTGCATCTCGTCCTGACCTGTCGTGAAAATCGTTTTAAGACGGTCACTGGTCGAGGCTTCGGTGAACGCATTCGTAAGTGACTTGAACAGCTCGGCTCCAGCCGTCTCGCCCAAGATGTTGCCCAAGAACTTGAGTGTCTTGGCAGCCTCTTCGACTCGCACCGCGTAGGCCCCCATCCCAGAAGTCGCCTCCATGATGGTGCCGACAAAACGCTTCATCGAGAACCCAGACAGGACCGCTTCCTGGCGCACTGCGGACAGTCCCTCGTACACGCGCTCGAGGTCTTGCCCGAAGTCGTTGGCCCACCGACTTTGCAGCGTGCCCATCTCAGCGATGCTCATCCCCATCAGCTTTGAGTACGCCACCACGTTCTCGGCAGCGTCCCCGTAGTTTTCAAGGTGCTTTGCTCCGCGCGAGATTTCGTCTTTCACCTTTTCGAATCCGCGACCGAACTCGTTCAAGGCACCGACCGCAGCGAACATGTCGTCCGCCTTAACACGGAAACCACCAGCCGCACTCGCGGCTTCCAGGATGTCCCCGCGCATCTGTTTCAACTCAGCCCTGAATTTGTCACCGGCCTCCCAAGCCCGACCACCGATCCCCATGTCCGAAACGGTGCCCGTCTTGAGGATGGAGTTGTTCATCTCAACGATGCGGTCGTTGAGATCCATGAACAGCTTGATCAACATGAGGACCGCACCCGCAACGGCAGCGAGGGTCGCCACGGTTGCTCCGATGCCTGCCATCATCGCGCCCCTCCCGGCCATTTTACTGGCCGCCCCTGCACTGTCCCCTTCCTTGCCCTCCCCGGCATCTATTCGATCTCGCATGCGCTGAGCACTCTCCTGCCTGGCTCGGCCTGCTTCCTGAACGCGCCCTCCCATCTGACGCCCGATGTTGAGGTACCCCGAAGGGTCCTTCATGTGCATCGCTTGGCTGATGCCGCTGAAAGTGTCCTTGAGATCGTCCCCTTGTTTGGCCCACGTTCGAGCCGACCGCTCTTGCATCGACTCCCAGGCATCCCCTTGGGCCTTGATCTCACGCTCCATCCGACGAGTGCGCTTGTCCAGCAACTTGTCGAGTTTGGCCGCCGCTTCGTAGTTGCCCGCTGCCAGCTCCTTGGTGAATTTGGAGTAGACGCTGGTGATGTTCGTCTTGAGGAAGTCCCTGATGGCCGCGCCACCTTGACCTGAGCGAGTTGCGTGCGTGAACCCTGCAACGACGGCACGAGCAAAGTCATTTTTGACCTGGTCGTTCCATTTGTCGGTTACCTCATTCAGCGCGCCGCCAATCGCATTGCTGAGCTCGCGAACACTCCGGTTGTTGAGCTGGATATCAATTCCAAGTTTGATGTCATCAGCCATGGCTAGCTACCCCCCTTCCCGTCGTCGTCGTGAAAATGGGCGGTAGGTCGCCGAGCGGCAATTTTCTCTTGTAGTGTTTTCCCCTCTTCTGAATCCTCGTCTGGGCGAAGCATCATGTTCACCATGTCGGGGTCCACGGGCTCCGTGGACATGATGCGACCTTCGTCGTCCACGATCAGGTTCCCGACCTCGGGATTCTTCGCGATGTACTTGTCGTAGGCGCTGTTGTGACCGCTGTCCTGGATGACCTGGGAAGTTCCCGGCATCCGGGCCTGCACACGATCCAGGAAGGCTTGCCCGGCTTGCCCAGCGATCGGCACAAGTTGGGTTCCGACGATCCCCTCTTCTTCCATCGCGGCGCTGAGAGCCTTGCGTTGCGCTGCCTGCTTGAGATCGCGTTGTTGGTGGTCGTGCTTGATCCGTGCCTTGGCGCCGTCAACGACGCTGTCGTGGTCGTCCTTGATCCCCTCCACCCAACGACGCATGACTTCCTGGAGCTCCTCTTCGGTCTCCGCCATGTGCACGTCTTGCCAAGGACCTCGACGACCCTGCCGCTGCTCATCGGAGGAAAGTTTCGCAATGACTCCCGTGGCTTCGTAAAAAATGCGGTCTTGGATTTGCTGACGATGACGAGACTCGTCACCCTTGGCCTTCTGATCCTGGGACTGCAGCTTCTTCACCCCCTTGGGGGCGTGCGGACTTGCCTGGAACTTGGCCAACGACCAGAGGTAGTCGTTGTGGTCTCGCTGATCTTGAATATCGTTGAAGTACGACCAAATTCGACGAACCGGGTTGGCGCCCACCTGCCGACCGTAAAAATACGAGTCGAGTTTGGCCCCTCCTTGCGACTTCCACATCAATCGAGATTCGTCTTCGTACATGAACGCCTCGACGACATGAGCCGCCTCTGATACGCGTTTCATCAAAGCACTAACGAGCATCTCGAAATCCTCGAGGATGCTCATCGGCATCGTCATGCACATCTCGAAAATCCGGTACGAAACCTCATCCTCCCCGAGAAGGATCTGACCATCCACCATCCAAATCGCAGAACTCACCAGCCACGCCTTCCACTCCCTCGCCTCAGCACCCCACGTTCGTGTACGCAGAACGAACCAATCGTCGTCGCCCAAAGAGCGCAAGACGAATCGCGAACCGTTAACCGATACGTGATGGACGAGGAAGCCCGGAGTCACGAGCGCACGCACGTCGTTGTAGACGACGGATCGCTGCTCCGGTGTGGTCGTGACTAGTGGCACCCGCTAGGACCCCTTGGGGCGATAGTTCGGGTTACGTGCCCCAGAGGTGGGGTTCATCTTCACAGGCCCCGCTGCGGGTTGCCCGTGCTGGCGTGCATCCTCCGGCCGCTCCAACGTCTGAGTCGGCATCTTGTAGACAGGCTTTCCATGAAGCTGGGCCGGCTGTCCTCCTCCAGCAGCTTGGGGCTGTGCACGTTGTGGACGGCCAGGTCGCACTGCGCCGCCCCGAGTATCCGGAACCGCATTTTGGAGGTTGGCAGCTTGACGCAAACTGCCTACAGCACCCCCAGGCGAAGGCCCGGACAAATCCACAGCCTTGGGACGGTTGGCTTCACGCTGCCCTTCTGCGACCTGGGCGGCGATCTCCTGCTCCGAGGGGATCCCAGCCTCACGACGCAGCCGTTCCTGCTCCTCCTGAGCCCGCTGTCGAGCGACGTGCTGTTGATGCAACATCGCCTGCCGACGAGCCTCGATCTCCATCGCCTGACCAGGATCCGACGGGTCAAAGAACGAGTCGCCCTCGTTCGGAAGCATGATGCCGGCCTCATCGTGGTACTGGGGTGCCCGCTGCTCCTGGGGGTTCTCAGGAGCCGTTTGCTGAGGCTCCCGCTCCCGAGGCGCGGCGGCTTGTGGAATCGAAGAGGAGCGCCCCTGTGGGTTCTGAGGAGCCTGTGGGTTCTGAGGAGCCTGTGGGTTCTGAGGAGCCTGCGCCTGTGGCTGCGGGGGCTGCGGAGGAGCGGCCTGCTGTGGAGGCTGCTGCTGCTGCTGCTGCTGCTGCTGTGGCGGCTGCTGCTGCGGCACTGGACCTCCAGCAACTTTGCCGTCCCGCTTGGTCCTGGCACTACGGAGGTCCTTGAGTCGCGCCTCGACCCGATCGATCTCCGCATCGAAGTCCACAGCGTCGTACTTCACCACCTTGGCGGCATGAATTTCAGCCAGGTCCACAAGGTCGCCGTACCGCTGCGACACTTCGCTGAGCATGTGCTGCCCCCACTCTTTCACGAGGCCGGTGATCGCTTCCCACTTGGGGAGCGAAATAGGGTTGCCGGCGTTGTCCCGCTCCTCGGTCTCGATGAACTCAACTTTGCGTAACTCAAGATCCCCGATACGCATGATCGAGAACCCAAGCGTGGCTTGGCGCATCCGGTTCATGAGATCCATGTACGCCCCCTGATCTGGGGTCTCTGTTGGACCGACTGTTTCCAACGCGACTTGCGCGTACTTCTGAACCTCGGCCTCTTCTTCAGGACGAAGGATACGAAGCGTAATTTTCTGACCATCCACCTCGAACGTAAGTTCGTGCTGGCGGACGTTTTCGACTCGATTGATGGCGGCTTCTAGAGCCTTGAGATTGACCATGACTGTCTCCACTGGTGTGGAGCATGTCGGTGGGTCGGGGTCACAGCGCAAACTTGATATGTGTGTTCGATCCCATTTTCATCTTCATTTGACCGTCCCCGAAGGGAGGAAGGGGGAACAGCTCGAAAGGTCCGTTCGTGCCCATCTTTTTCACATTTAGTCTGCGTCAGAGACGCGTTCCACCGATTGCTCGGGTTGCACAAAAACCACTCCCCTTGCGAGGGGTGGCACTCAGGGTGGGTGGGAAATTCATCCTCACCCTACCCAGGAAAACTCACCTAGGAAGTGATGAAGTCAGAACCGCCACGGCCAGAGCCATTGTTGAAGCGCACAGAGCCAAGCTGGTTGATCGACGGATCGTTGCCTGTCGCCAGGAATTCGCCGTACTCGGAGGAGAAATCGTGCACGTCAGAGATCGTCACATCGCCGGTCTCCATCAGCATGCCCGTGTCGCGGCTCAGGTTCGTCAGAGACCAGGAGTTGAACCAGCAGGTCTCGTAGAGCGTGATGATCGCCGTGTGGCTACGTGCGTCTCCAGGGACGCCCTGGGGGTCGTTGGTGACCGTGGGGTATTTGATCGACTTGACGCCACCGTCAAAAGTGCCGCCGCCGCCGTTGAAGCCCTCACCCGGTTGACCCGTGAGGTCCAGATCAGCCACCGTCGAAAACACGAGCTGCTGCTCGATGTCGAAGGGCCAACGGTGATGTCGAAGGGATCGAACCGGTCCACTCGCACCACCAGCGTAACCAGTGGCCTGCCACAGGTTCGAGAGGTAGAGGAGCGCGCGCTCGAACCCGGCCGTCATGGCCTCGGTCACGGACGGTACGAGCTCGGCGATCATGTCGCCGAAGCCAATTCCACGAAGAGTGTCGATCGTACGAGTCTCGTTCGGCGTGAACGAACTCAGAACGCCCATCTGGAACAGGAGTTTGGCGTCGGTGCCGTACGCGGGGGTCAGAAGGCGGACCTTCTGAGAAACGGCAGTACGCGTCTGGGGCGACGTGCCGAAATCGTAGATGTAACTGGAACCCTGGACGCCATTGGCAGGCGCATTGTCTGTATTGGCCATGTGCTTTCCTTTCGGTAAAACGGCTGGCCCCAACTCGGGGATCCAGAACCGCGCAAAATGGGACTAATTTGGTCCCTCTACTAATTGCGCTGGCTATAGGGAGACAAACGAAGCCAATCACAAGCGCGCAATGCGCGGACCCTACCGAAAGGAATTCGTGAAAAAGAGACCTCGCAACTTCACCGACGAAACACCAAAAGAGGGTCTGCCCGAAGAGCTTTCGATCTCAACCTACGCACAGGCATGTACACAGGTGGTTGGATCGAAAACCCAATCGCCGCGGCAAGCCTTACGGCCTCATCCGCCAAAACAAGGCCATCCAAAGGCTTGGCTGGAAGATTCAAAACCAAATGCCCCCCTGAACGCAACCGTGAAAAAGCCGTCTTGATTAGAGGCGCCAGAAAAGCGCCCACCCAGTCGTTAATGTTCGAGTAAGAGAGCGCTTTTTTTGAACTCTCTCCATACACCTCCAAATCGAAATACGGAGGGGACGTAAACACCAAATCCAAAGGCACCTTTGGGTCAAAAGTCTCCGCGCGGGCATGCACCAATTTGCACTTCTCTGAACAACTCAGTGCTTCCGCCAGCGCACGGTTGCCTTCGATAGTAGCAGGCTCCACATCCGTTCCGATGTAAAGGCCCATACCCGAGGCCATCACACCAAAAAGACGACCCCCGTATCCGGCACACGGGTCCCACATCACGCCTCCAGGAACGCCATAACGATCACATACGAACTTGGTGACCCCAGGACGGAACACGGAAGGAGTACGGCAAAGCATCATCAGAGCCTTCAAAACCCTTGGACCGGTTGTTGGGTGCCCCGCATTGAGCTGAACCTTGATTGCAGATTTCAGCTTGGTATCGTCTTGCCAAGCTTCTCGTAGGCTAAGCGCTCCCCGGTACCGGGCATCCGCACGGTTCGGGAAAAACGAAGCACACACCGTAGTTCCGCGATACGTGTACGGTCGAACAAACCCCTCGGGGTCTACGTGCATCGTCTGTGAGCTTAACTTGGTGAATTCCGCTTTGGTTTTTTTGGAAGGCTCAAGCTTAGGGAACCCCTCCTCCCTCAATCGTTGAAACACGTGGTCAATGTCCTGCGCGCGTAACTCCGGGTTTTTGTTGGCCCACAAAGAAGCGTCTCCCCCAAAAAGCTTTTTCCAGAAACGCACGTCATGAACAGGGTCCTGATATCGGACCACCTTGACCTCGTAACCTAACTTCCGAGCTCGGGCAATTTTGAACCGGTCAAGTTCTTGAAGACGCTCAAACTCCTCATGGGTTTTATGCCAAGACTCGATGAAGTAGAAGTGCTGTTCCCCATGGGCCTCAAGAATGAGAGACTTCGCAGAAAAATACCCATCAAAATGAAATAGGCGCCCGGTCATCTCATTGAAAATTCGAGGGTCTGTCCACTCCGACTCATACTGGGTTCCTAGGGCCGAGGCAGCGTTATCCAAAACTAATTTCTGCCAACCCAACCTACTACGTGTTTTCAGACCTAGGTCCGCACAGTTACGGCGAATTTGCCACTGCGCACAATTCAATGCCTTAGCGGCTGCCGCTGCGATCACGCGTCCCTCTTTATCCCGAAAAGGGCGAAGCTGGAGTTCCGTCAATACCAGCTTGTTTGCAGGGATAAACCTTTGTCCTGCTCGCAAAGCTGTAAAAGGCGCTTCTGGGTGTTCTTTGCAGTAGCGCTCAAAATCATGGGCAGATCGTAGATGCGAAGTCAAGTTCTCAGCACGGTGCCCACACTCTCGACAAGACACATAGTCAGCAGGCTCCTTTTTCCCTTTCCACAAGATGAGTTCGTCTTCTGCTTTGCAGTCATCACAACGCAAGTCATGAAGGGACCCCGCAAATAAAGAGACCTCAAGCTGCTGACCACAAGTTGGACAGTTCACCTCTTTCTGCGCTCCTTTCCAAAAGTCATTTTTCGCACGGCCCTCTAAGGAGGCGCTTAACCGCTTCTGTTCGACACGTTCAATGCGCCAGCAAGCCCCAGGCCATTTGCGAACATAAGAAGAAGGGGTCATGTCGTGGGCAGTTTCAAGATGTTTCCACAAGTTCTTCGCACGATGCCCACACTCTCGACAAGACACGTGATCCGTACCAAGGTCTCCCAGCTTCTCTTCTGCTCTCTCACTCCTCCATGCTTGATGTTCTTCATCTTGAGCAGAGTGGAGATGGGCGGTTAGCCCTCGAGAACCAACGCACATCAAACCACAAATAGGACACGCGGTATCCGCTCCCCGACGCTTTTGATCACAAGGAGCACAGAAGAAGTGGTGACGTTTGGCCGCGGAAATCGCAGACACCTCCAAGTCAGTGCCGCAAGTCTCACAAGGAACCTCGACCTTTCGGACTTGATGTTTCTGTCCTTTATGCTTCTTAGCGTTTTCAGCCGACCGGATTTTTTGTAACCGGGATCCTCGTGCCCGCACGTTTTGGTCCCCGTGTTCCGCTCCCCACCATTCTCGAATTTTCGCATAGTGCACCCCTAGCCGAAGCGCCACTTTCTTCATGGGTTCTTCCGTCGAAAACGCACTCAACGCCTTAGCTCGAACTTTAGGATCTGCTGCGTTCCCCGTCTTGGATTTAGCTAATCCACGGAGACGATTTGCGCGCTCTCGAACGCTGTCTTTCCCAAACACCTCTTTCCATGTTCGAGTAACCCGATCACGACCAACACCGATGTGCTTGGCCGCTACAGCCACAGCATCATCGGTGTTGAACGCGTCAAGAATCTTTTGACGAAGCTCCGGGGACACCCACGGGTCCTACCCTATCAGTAGGACCCGTGCAACCTCTGGTCGCCTAGGCGCCCAGATTACTGCGAAGATTGAAAGTTATAACGATGTATAAAAGGGGAAATACAGGCTGGTAGAATGCTTCCACCTCGACGATGGTGGGATCGTTGGTCGTACGAGCCTGGATCCCGGTGAACGCCGTGATGATTTCCTGGTTCTTGAGCGCCTTCATCGTTGTCGAAAGCTGACCCTCGATTTGGGACAGAACGCCCGGCAGGAACTTGATGCCAACGAAGCGATCGAGGTCCCGTCGAGACGCACGCTGCACCTCGTCCGCGATGGTGATCACGGTCGGCAGCTTCGTCAGAATGTTCGACGGGTCCGTGGTGAGGCCCTGACGGACCCGAATCACGGTGCCCCGCTGGTCAAGGATGGTGACACCCTGGACAGCGATCTGGTTCTGTTCCACCGCATCCAACGTGCGTGCCAGAGCATCGAACCCAACAATGCGTGCCCGTGTCCACGGGGTTGCCACATCGATGTTCGGGCTCGCCCGGTTGGCAGCCATGGCCGCAGCCAGGAACGTGCCGTCCACCAGGAACTGCTTGTCGTTGCCGAGAGCATCCTGGATCGTGAGCGTCACGATATCCGGGTACACCAGCCGGATGCGGGTGTTCTGGATCTGCTGCGCAATCCCACCAACGTCCGTCGGCTGAGTGCCCGACGAGACTCCGATGATGCCCGTACGCTCGGCCCGGAAGCGAATACTGGACTGAACGTCGCAGTGGTTCGACAGGGCAAAGAACAGGTCGATGTCATCACCCTTGAGCGGGGTGATGGTATCGAGCACCGAACCGCCAGGCAGCGGCCCACGAAGGTCGTTGAGCGCATCGATGTACGAAGCGGTGCTTGCCTGGTTGCTACCAGGAATCTTGGGCACCTGATTGATGGCGATGACCACCGCGCCGTTCAAGAACGCCAGGAACGCTGCCAGAGAAACCGGGTTGTCCGGGTTGATCTGACCGTAGTTCCGCTCCACCACCCGTTGGCTGGTGAAAAGCAGCGTCTGGAAATCAGCTTCCGTCTTGGAGTAGTTGTAGGTGATGAAGTACGAATCACCCACCGCCGGCTCCTGACCGCCACGATCGAAGGTCTCGATGATGGCCGTGTCGCCCGTCGGGATCGTGGACCCCTCAGTGTTGGCCACGGTGACCTCCACGCCGGGGATCGAGTTGATCGGCACGTTGGCATCCGTCGTCACCAGTTTGCGCACCTCGAAAGTGAAGTAAGCGCCTGCACCCGTCGGGTAATCAGCCCCACCATCACGCTCGAGGATGGTGAAAATCAGACCGGTAACCACATCGCGGTAGCTCTGACCGAGGACGCCGTCCTGACCCACGCCGTTGTTGAGGCAGGAGGTGTTGGCCGAACCGGACCCGTCGATGGGATCCGAGCTTGTGACGTAGAACCCCTGGAAGCCCGTCTCACCGGACGCGCCTGCACCCGCTTGTTCGAGCAACCCGGTGCCCGTACGGAGCCATGAGTCCGAAGTGGCGTCCAAGAACACGATGTTCGAGGAGGCGCCCAGACCGACGATGTTGTTGGCCTGTGACTCGATGAACAGGAACTCCGCGTTGCTCGAGTCCACCACCTTGGCGGCCAGAGCCTGATCCGCGAACCAGGTCGCGTCGGGGCTCTGGTAGTCGAGGAGGACACCGTTGATGCTCGAGCTGTGGTGCATCATCAGAGCCGATGCCACCTTCTCGACCTCTACGGTCTCCCGATTCGCCGTGGCGTCCTCGGAGAACCCGAGAGAATCGTTAGCGTTTCCGCCATCGATCGTGACCGCCGAAGTGGTGTCCACCACCTGCGACACGAGACGGAAGCCTGCACCCTCGGGCGCGATGGCCGAAGCTGCCAGACCCGAACCGACGATGGCGGTCTGGATCTGCTCCATGATCGTGTTGGGAACCCCGATGGGCCCGAGCGGAACCGTTGCCGAGCCCGCAGCAGGAATCGCGGCACCGAATGCGTCCGTGAACACCACGGTGATGGGAGTCCCATCGATGTTGAACTTGAACACGTTGTTCTGTGGGTTCAACCCGTTGGCGCCGTAGAACTGAACCTGCGGCTGACCATCACGGTCATCCGTGTACGTTCCCGAAGGCACCTGACCGTCCGCGAAGCCAGTCTCGCCAACAAGTGACGCCGGCTGCAGGACCGCTCCGATACCCGCCTGACCAAAGGCCAGAGAAGTCAGACCCGTCTCGGTCTGTGCGTTCGTACCCTGGACGATCAAGTTGGTCTGAGCCACCTGACTCTCGGGCCGCATGGAACCGGTTCCGGGAGTGATGCGGTTGCGCAGGATGATACGGTCGTAAATCAGACGACCGCTGGTACCCGATACCGAGAACCGACGAGCCACATCACCATCGGTGATCTTCGTCTGCTCCTGACTCGGAAGCGCATCCGTGGAGATCCCCGCGAGAACCGCGAAATCCGCTCCCAAACTGGCAGCATCGAGGAACTCGAAGATACCGCCGCCGAGACCGGAACCACCCGTGAGGGTAGCTGCGGAGACCGGGAGACGGACCCCATCGCTGGAGATCAGCGTGATGAAGTTCCCCTGGGGCCCAGGATCGGCCGCGGTGATGTCCACCGTGGACGAAGTGCCCGAGCTGTTGTCCGCCGTGACCAGAACATCGAGCCCGTTGAGGGGATCGGTGATCGCCGTCACGATGGTTGTACCCACACCCACGTCGGTCAAACCGCCGCCGAACGTCGCACCCGAAAGCGGGAGACGGACGGGATTGGAGCTGGCCATCGTGATGCCGTTGCCCAGAACACCAGGCACGTCAGCCCAGATGGTCACGATGGTGGAGGTCCCACCTGCGTTGTTCGCCGAGATGTCGGCTGCCAACCCGTTGCCCAAATCGTTGACCGCCGCAGCGATCGAACTGGCCACCGAGAAGTCTGTGCCCACACCACCCGCGAGGGTGAGGCCAGCCATGATCAGACGGATCGAGGTCGAACTCGTCGTATCGATGATGTTGCCGGAGTTCCCTGGCGTCACCGCGGTCATCGTCACCACGTTGATCGCTGCCAGCGCAGTCACGGTGACGACGATGCCGTTACCAGCATCGTTGATCGCAGCCGCGACGGAGAGCGCCACGGTCGTGTTGTCTCCGATACCACCCAACAGGGTGGCCGCGGAAAGTGCGATGCGAACACCACCGGTGGACTCTGCCATCGTGATGCCGTTGCCCACCGTACCTGGTGTGAACGCATCGATATCGACCGTAGCCGAGGTGCCACCCGTGTTATCAGCGAGGACACCACCGAGACCGTTGGCGGCATCCAAGATCGCCGCCACCAAACTCGTGGCTGCGGAGATGTCGTCGCCCACACCACCGGTGAAGGACGCGCCCGAAAGGACGAACCGACCCGCTGCCGTGGTGCTCAGGGTGAGCAAATTGCCGGCCGCTCCGGGAATGACCGCCGTGAGATTCACGGTGTTGCCAACCGCAACTGCGGTGGTAATCGTGTCGAAGGCATTGGCAACATCGTTGATGGCAGCCGTGGCGTCCGTTGCCGCAGTGAGATCGTCACCGATACCACCCGCCAATGTTGCGGCACCCCAGGTGATTCGAGCCGGCGCGGTCGAAACCGTGCTGATCGAGTCGCCTGCAAGCCCAGGCGTAAGGGCCTGAATATCAACTGTGGCCGAAGCACCGGCCGTGTTGTGTGCCTGAACGAGACCCGTGAGTCCGTTGAGGACATCCGAGATCGCGGCCACGATGGCCGTGGCCGTGGTGATCTCGGTTCCCACGCCAGCGATCGTGGCTCCGAAACCACCAGCGGTGGTCACGGTTCCGTCAGAGCTCATGTTGGTGATGACGTTGGCAAACGCGCCCGGAACCGTCCAGGTCAACGTCACATCCGAAGGACCGGGGCCCACCGCGGCGCTCATGAACGTCGCGAAGGCATTGGCCGGATCGTTGATTGCCGAAGCAATCTCAGCCGCGATGGCTGCCGTGGTACCGAGCGTCTCGTCGTAGTCATTCGCACCAGAGATACGAGGACCGCCCGCCGGAGTCAGCGGGAATGGCCCACCGTTGGCCGCACCGGTGTCGATGGTGACGGTTGCGCTCGAGGGAGCTGCCGTCACGACCAAGGTGTCAGTAGCCTGAGTACCAGCGTCGAAGTTGAGACCACCAGGAGTGGTCACATCGTCAGCCGTGAGTGCGATGCCTCCGATGGTGATCGTGTCACCGTAGAGGACACCCGTGCTGGGAGCCAACGAATCAGCCACGACGACCATGGCACCGAGCGAACGCGTACCCGCATCGAAATCATCCGAACCGGGGGTACGAGCACCTTCGACCGGAGTCAGCGGTGCGCCATCGATGGTCACCGTGTCCGCCGGAGTTACCGGGAACGGAGCGATGGTTTCGGGACGAACACCCATCGTCATGAAGTCGGCGAGGGCCGATGTACCGACGTTGAAATCGAGACCGCCTGGGGTCAGCACGTTGCTGGCCGTCAGGATGACGGGACCACCGCCCACTGCGGAGGTATCGACGGTGATCGTGTCACCGTACTCGACCGAAGCCAGGGTAGCGGTGCCAGTGGCTCGCGTTCCTTCGTCGAAATTGAAACCACCAGGAGTCTGAGCTCCCAGTGCGGTCAAAGTGACGCCGTCCACCACGATGGTGTCGCCCGGAACCGGACCAACCACCGTGAGGCTGCCCGTTGCAGCGGTGCCCTCGTTGAAGTTCAAACCACCAGGGGTCTGAGCGCCAGCCGCGGTCAGGACCACAGGTCCGCCACCAACAGCAGTCGTGTCGATGGTGATCGTGTCACCCGACTGGACACCCGTCGCAATGACGGTGCCTCGAGCCTGTCCGGTGTCGTAGTTCAGGCCACCCGGAGTGACGCCCAGCGAACCGGTGAGCGTGATGCCGCCGATCGCAATGGTGTCGTTCAGGAGGGACCCGACGTTCGTGACGGTGCCCGTGGCGAACGTACCGAGGTCGGTGTCTGCACCTTGGAAGGTGAAGCGAATGCCACCATCAGCGTTTGCCGTGGCAGTCACATCGATGCCGTCGTACGCAGCCGGGAGGGCCGCGATGGCGGTGTCGATGGCGGTGTCAATGGCAGCCGCCAAGAAGTTCGGCGAAACATACGTTCCCGGTGCGATGGTCGCCGTGACAGGACCGGTCGAACCGTTCGTGATGCCCGTGTAGTTGAACACGAGCTGGTCGTACTCGCCGGCCGTGATGATCGTGGTTCCAAGGAACCGAGTCACACCATCGTAGTAGGCTTCGTTGCCGGTGAGTTTCGCCTCGGCGTTGATCGCCTCGACGTACGCATCCGCATCGACACCCGTTTGACCAGGCACGTTGACCGTGACGACGACGTTGTCCACCGTGAACGACACGTTGTCGTTGATCCCGGCCAGGATGTCGTACGTGGTCTTGCCCGAATCGTCGGTGTACTCGATCTCATTGCTCAAAAGAGACGCGTTGAAACCGAGACCGGAGATGCCGTGTGGGGCCGACAGATCGATACCTGCCGTGCCACCCGCCAGCAAAGTGCTGTCGATGGTGAACCGAGCCCGATCGGACTCGCTTTCCACGAAAGCGTAGGGGCCGGAGCCGGCCACCGTGAACTTGGCGATCGTGGCGTCCTTATCCGCGAACTGAACGGTGACGGTCTCCTCGACCGGACCATCCGTCGAGCCCTCGAAGTGGACATCAGGGGTGATCTCGGAGCCCGAGGGGAACTGGATCGTGACGCCAGTGAGCGCCGGTCCCTTGGAACCGAACTTCGGCGTGTAGATCGGATTCCCGTTGCTGTCGAACAGGAAGTAGGACCCAATACCGGAAGGACCGCTGACCTGGACTTCGACCGTGTACTCCTGATCGACCAGGATGTTGTACCAGAAGGTCGCGAAGACCTCAGCACCCACGGGCACCGAGTTCTCGAGGGTGATCTCGACCCCGTTCACCTCAGTGACGTTGACTTGACCACGCTGGAGAGCGTCTTGGATCCCGAAGCCCCAGTACGCCTTGACGAGATTGGGGTTGTTCGTGGGAAGGTCCCGACGATTGTTGCTGATCGACAGGAAAGTTTCGGTGCCAAGCGGTGTGTCACGACCGTTACCCGTGGTGGGCTGAGCCGGCAACGTGAACTTCGTGCGATCTTCGATGGGCGGCGTGACCGAATCGTCGATGACGACATCAGTGGAGGCCAAGAACCAACGGTTGTCGATGAGCAGACCACTGATCTGCGTGGCACCGAAAGGAGGAGCTCCCGTGCTCGTGATTCCCGAAGAAATCAGGAAAGCGGTTCCCCAGACGACGAGGTCGTCCTTGAGGATGAAATCCGCGCCTTCGATGAAATCGTTGTTGAGCGGAACGATGCCGCACCGGATGACTTCCGTGACGTTGATGTTCGCCAGGTAGTCGAAGGTGTCCTGCCAGGTGTTGAAGTAGTACTCGATCGTGACGCTGGCACCGACCTCGGGTGCGAACGGAAGAGTCACGGCCCGGTTTTGACCATCAACCTCGGTCGGGATGACCTGGATGCCATCCACCCGAACCGTCACTTTTGACGTATCGGTGGTGGTGATGCCGCCATTGGTGCCATCGACGATGGGACCGTTGAACGTGAAGTAGGTCTGGTTGCGGTTGGTGTCTTGACCCTGCGTGAAGCCCAAGATGACGTTGGAAGAGCCGTCACCCATGAGCAGATCGCGGTCTGCAACGAGTCGAACAGCCGTGAGGCCGAAGTTGTTGGTGTACTCCGAGGCCACCAAGGAGGTGCCCGTAGCAGCACCATTGATCAGCGAGACAATGGTGGCAGCGGTGACAGAGCCCGTGGGGAAGACGGTTGTGACGATCTGCTGAGTAGCCAGCGTCGAGTCAAAGTCCACGGTGACACTGAACTGGTTGGTCTCCGAGGTGAACTCGTACTGGTTGCCGATCGCACCATCGAGGATGGCGCTGATCTGAGTCGTCTGGTTCGACAGGTCATCAGTGACCAGCGTGTCCGTGCGCTTGAAGAAGTACGTGATCCGCACATCGTCCCCAAAATTGGGGGCGGTGCTGATCTCGATGACTCCAACGTCTGCGCGGGCCACGCTCAGGACCACGTCGGCCTGACCGTTGATCGTGACGAAGATCGAGCTTGGGTCTGTGGCGATGATGCCGGCGCCGTCCCCGTTGGTGATCGGGAAGTTGCGCACCTGGATGCGACGACGCTCACCGTTGAAGTCACCAAGGAGGACCTCACCCGTGTCGGTGATCTGAACGACCGAACGGCCGGTCTCGTCTTCTTGTGGGACCTGCTGGTCTACCGAGCTCGATGAGCCACGGATGATCTCGAGGTCTTGCTGTTGGAGAAGCTCATTGCCCGTCCCGATGAGTACCGGAATGCGTACACCAGCCAGCACCGCAGAGACAGGGCTCTGGAATAGCGTTCTCGTGTAAATTCCTGGTGGCGAATAAATGTTGCCCGGAAAATCTGCCATGATGGAGTTACCTCTTCGGTCTTAGGGCGCACGAGTCCAGTGGAGCTCAAAGCCCTGGTTGCAGTCGCTGGTTGCGCTAGAAAAGCGCTGAGGTTCACATTTGAATCGCGTCCACGTTCGTCTATCGATTTCAATTTGGCCGTCTCCCGAAGGAGAGGAATTCTGCTTGGTGCTCCGAGGAGCTGCGTTTCAATTGGGTCTGTGGATCTAGTTCAATCTGGGTCCTCCCGAAGGAGGCCGGGTGTAGCGACAGCTCCCTTAAGAAGCAGCCTCGTCTGGAAGCTCAACGGCACCGGCGGACCGGCCGCCCTCTCGCTTCCACTCTTGAATTCGTTGCATCGCCTCTTGGTTCTTGAGGCGCGCTTTCTTCGCGCCGATGCGCTCCTGCTCCGTCATGACGAAGTACTCGCCACCATCGAGGCGGCTCAGGTTGTCGCCAGTCGTTTCGTTGGCGGTAATCACGCGACGCTTGTAGTCGGATCGTTTTTGGAACTCGAGCAGGTTGGCCTTGGCGCTTCGGCCGATCACCACATCCACGTCATGATCGACGGAGGTCGCTCCCGTGTTCTGGGGACCTGGGGCACCAGGCCGATGCGCGAACGTGAAACTCGGAGCCGAAACTGCTCGGGACGCACTTTCACCGCACCTCTTGCAAGGAAGCGTTTCCTTGGCAGCCGTCTTGGACTGCATCGATCCGAACTGCAAACCACAGTCGGAACAGTGGTACTTGAAAATAGGCAACGCGCGCGGGCTCCGTCTATATGTGCGCCTCTATAGGCCCACTATCGAAGCATCGGCCCTGTGTTCTTCTTGCCAGAGAACCCAGGCTTGCCTCCGTACCAGGGATCGGAGGTCTGACTCAGACCCAAGTCGGCCATCAGTTTGATGTTGTCCTGGATCTGAGCGATCTGCTCGTCCGTCAGGCCACCAATCTGCTCGATGAAGGGAGGCGTGAGAGGAGCTTGGCTCGGCCCCGTAAGATCGAGAGGAGCTCCTCCGCTCGGTTCGACACCACGGATACAGATCCCGAGCGGTACGTGAATACTCCAGTCGGTCTGGAGCTGGAGACTGAAACTGGCGTTGTAATACCAGTCGTCCGCATTGTCGTCGTAAACCTCTTCCGTCTCCCCACCCATGCTGATCGACAAAATCTCGATCCCGGCCGTCGAAAGTCGAGGACGAGCTTTCACGTTGAGCCAAAGGGTCCCGAGCGATCACGTCCACGTCCATCGTCAAATCCCAGCGACCCCCGTACTCCATCGCGGAAATCGACCGTTTGCGTTGAACCACGACCGCAAGACGGTCTCCCGCCGTGACCCGACGACCAAACGCCAAGATCGCACCCGGGATGGGCTCCGTCAGAGCTCGTTCCTCCATCACCGCCCATGGACCTGTGGTCTCACCAGGCACCTTGTAGTCGGCTGAAATGAAATCCTCCTCCGACACGAGATCGTCGAGAAGGGTGATCTCTCCAGTCTCGGCATCGACGTTGTAGTTCACCCCTTCGTACAACTGGATGTTTCCGGGCATCCGGTACAACCGAAGCGTCCCGGCCAGGAAACCTCCGTTTTCGAGTTGGTACTGCGTGTCGTTGATCTTGAGCGGGGTTTCGTCCACGACCTCAAGCAACGGGTCAAGGTAAAACGCCTTGTCCGTGGGGTTCCCGTTCGCATCACAGAAATCCACGTAGTAGATCCCCGGAGCCGTCGGGAAAATCCCTCCGTTGTTCTGGATCGCGACGCTGTTCTCCTTGACCCACTCGATGGAAAGACCAGGCTTCCCTTCGACGTTGGCCAAATAGATGTAGCTATCGACGTGCCCTTGGAAGTTGTCCGCAGCGAGCTGCACCTGGTTGCCGGAACTGTTCTTGAGAACGATGCCGTACTGCGGGCGCTCGCGGAACGAGTACTTGCCTTCGATGTGATCGACGATGTCCTGGTACCGAGGGTGGTACGACCAGTAGTTACGAAGTTCTTCGATGAAAACGCGATGAATTTGTTGGGTGAGGAAATAGTACACAGCTCAAAGCCCCCTATAAATTGGGGAGTCCATAGAAGGCTTTGGCATAGGACGAAAACCGTTTCGCCCTACTCGTCGTCCTCGACGTACTCCTGCATGGCCTGCACCAGGAGCCCTCGAGCCACGGCATCCAACGGCTCTTTCGCCGCCCGGACTTCGCTGATCTCGATGGGGAACTTTTTACGTTTCTCCTTGAAGACCTCAGTGAAGAATTCGAGGAACCCTCCAGCTTTGCTGGTGCCACCCGACACGACGATGGGGATCGGCTTGGGCAACGAGAACTTGCCTTGGATCTTCTTGAACTCACTCGCCACGTTGTCGATGGAGTACTCAATCAAGTTCTTGTAGTACATGGCCATCGCCTCCTGCTCACGCCCCTCGGGACGCATGAGGTTGAGCCCTTTCTCCTTGAGCGTGCACATGCGAGCCTGAGTTGAGTTCACCGACTTCGCAGCACCCCGCGCACTCGGAGTAGATGATCGCCAACGCCTCGTTGCTCGGGTACGCCTTGTAGCCGCACTCAGTCACGATGCGTTCGAGCACACCACGGTGGTAGACCACGTCGCGATCTGGGTCATCGACAGGGGCTGCCGGCACCGAGATGTAGCAGACTTCTTTCTCGCTCTTCGGCGTCCCAAGGACGTGCTTGACGAGGATGCCCAGGATCTCGAGCGCGTCGATCTCCCCGGCCGCGATGAGACCGGACTGGAGAGGGCGCCGCACTTCTCGGCTGAACATGTTCGCCATGTCGTAGGCGGCATCCCCAACGATGACGAGACCGTCATCCGTCTGGACATAGTTGACCCCGCTGAGTTTGAGCATCTTGCGGTGCTCAGCAGGAAGATCGAGGAAAGCATCACGAATACGGTTCGTGATGACGCCCTCTTTGGTGCGTCGGGCGGCCACGATGTTCATCGTGCCCATATCGAGCCCAACTCCCAGGACCAGCTTTTCACTATCGGTTTCGCTCATGACTTCTCCTCGTTCACATTCTTTTTACCGCGCCGTTTGCTTCGCAGTGCACGGAGAGCTGCATCAGCGTCGTCGAGGTCGCCCGCGCCTTCGCTGGTTTTCTGTTTCACGTCGATCTTGGCCTTGGTGTCCTTGGACACGATGGTCTTCGGAATGAAGACCGGTTCTGCGGGCCCAGAGGACCTGCGTGCGCCAGGAGCGGCCCCGGTGCCTCCACTGGGCATCCCCACGCGCCGTAGGACGTTCTCCATGGCCGCCTCAAGCTGAGCGGGGTCCACAGGGGCCGGCGCCGCTAGGGCCTCCTGGGGCGCCGGTGGGACCATCTGAGCAGCCATCTTCCCCATCTCGGCTGCGATGGCGGATTGAAGTCCTGGCAGGAGATCTCCCAATAGCTCGGCCTTGAGCTTTTCGGTATCCACCTCCTGGACCACCGTCTTCTCAATCACCGTTTCAGTGTGCTTTTCAACCACCGTGTTGGTCAGTGGAGGGTTGTTCTGTGGACGGCTGTGAGCCACGAACGGAGGAGCGGGACGCCTGGGGTTTTGAGTACCCCGACGGGGCTTGCGACTTACGCGGACATTCCCCTTTCCTTGCTCCTTGCGAAGATCAACCGAAGCTCGAGCCGAGGCTTCGGACACCCAGCGCTGTTCGCCACGCCGCAAACCGACGATCCCCAGATCGGGGATGTCGCAGGGGTGGCAACAGATAATCTGGGCTTCGATCATGCAATGGGGGTTTTCGTGAGAACCTTCTTGACCTGCTTGGCGAGCATCTTTTTCATCCGGCGTCGGGCCTTTTCGTACCCACGCCGCACGAACGTGTTTTTCTGGAAACCGGGGTGAATCCACGGTGCTTGGTCTTGGCCTGGGGCCATGCGGTATCCTATGTTACCGGAGTTGACCACCATGACTCGCTTCCATGCCGGACGGCGTACACCTTTCATTTCAAAGGGTCTACGCCCCTTACCGTCAGAAATGGCACCTGCCACACTGTTGGCAGGATCGATCTTCGCTTCGTGTTTTGAGTTGAGGTACGTGTCCCAGTCCGAATAGATCTCGACCACGGTGCCTTTGATCTTGTATTTGAACGAATCGAAAAACCTAACCGAACGTGGAATTCCTTCCGGACTCCCAACCGGAGTCGGCTTGTTCCCCTGTTTCGCAAAATCCTTAGCCGCCTCGTAGACGATGCTCTCCACGAGCAGTTTGCCAATCTCGTTCAGGAACGCATCGTCGATAAAATCGTCCGACTCAAGATTCGCCCAAGTTTTGCCCGCAGTTTTCTTGATCCGAAATTCCATCAGCTACTCCACGTTGAAAGTCAGGGTGATAAATTCTGCGGCTGTTGGGGCTTTGCCCGTCACATCAGCTCGCAGCACCCCATCCTCCAGGCGGAGATCGCCTTCAACATCTGTGAAACCGTACTCTCGCATCAGCGACATCTCGTCCCACATGTAGTCGGCTGTCGCCGACACGATCTTCTCGTCTCGCTCGTCCATGGCTATTACACAACCTCAATAGGTTATGTTTTCGTATACTGGGGTGCGGCCTCTTTGCTCGCGCTCGTTGGGGACGTTGTCCTTCTCGGTTTGCATCGGGGTCTGCTGGTACTGCGCGCCAACAGGGTACGGACCCTCGGGCGGGTACTCGGTTTCCCAACCGCCGCCTTGCACAACGGCAGGGCGTCCACGACATTCCGGCCAGCAGAGCTCCGTCGTGTCGAACAACGGGATGGTGTACCTGATGTCGTTCTCATCGAAGTACTTCATCTGGAAGTGCTGCTGCATCGCATTGCCGCGGTTGGACGGCTTGCGAACAGGGCCAATCGAGTAACGCTCGTTGGTCTGCTTCACGATGAAATCACGCATGGAGAGCATCGGGCTTGGACCGGTCCACACGTCCTGTGTGTGCTCCACATAGCGCCCAGTGGGACCTTGCTTCACAGCTCGCTCTGCATCATCAGGCGCGACGATGAGATCGTAAGGACCTTCGTAGCCGCCCACGAACCCGGTGCCGAAGCATACCTTGCAGCGGGAATCCGGCTGCTGCATGAACTCGAGCGTTTTCGGATCTCGGCGACAGAAGCACCGTTCGCCGCTCGTCTTTTTCACGAAGATCTTGACGCGCTCGCCACCCTGCTCGAGAATCCAGTTGTTGCGGCGCATGGCCTCACGCCAGATGTAGTCGATACGCTCGACCGTCCGGTGCGTGATCGGCTCAGTGAAATCGAGAGGGGTCTCGCGGAACCCGGTAGGAGACGCAGGGTCCTGGGCCACCGTCGTGACTCGGTACCAGACTTTCTTGTCCAGGTCGGTCCTGACCGCGTTCCGGTTGTAGCGGTAACTGATCGACACCGCACTTTCAGGGCCCGTCGGAAGCGTGGGCTCGATCCAGCGTTCCGTGGCGAAGTTGTAGCCACGCACGTTGATGAGAGTGATCTCCCCGGTGGGGCCGAACACCGCATGGACGGGCACGATCTTGTTGTCGATGACGAGTTGCACGTCCATCGGGCTGTTGGCCGCGACGGCTTGACCCGAGTTTTTCACGATCGGCAACTTCGACCTCAGAGTCCACGAACGCGTTGTCCGTGAAATCCCGGTAGAAGGTGCCACCTACAGGAGCGATGTTGAGGCGCTCGTAGGGGCCTCGTTCCGAGGTGTTACTGCGATAGATGTTGACGCCAAGAACGATGAACTTGCTGTTCTTGGCCAGAACGGCGGGATTGTCCCAACGAATGTCGAGCGTCCCCGTAAACAGCGGGCTGACGACCTCAGCGTTGATCGGTGGGGCCGGACATTCGTTCGGCCCCACCTCCCAGCCGGGGCAGCCAGGACCGAAAGGCCCTAGCGGCGGATCGACGCATGGCGGCACCAACGGAGGATCTGGCGTAGCACATGAAACCGGCTCCAGCGGATTCGCTTTTGCAGCCCATGGTTCAGATCCCTTGTTGATGCACGTCATAGTTACCTACTCATCATGAAGACGCGGGAGCGCCTCCTTGAGTCTGACCCGCCTGGGGCGGGTTGACCAGTCGAACGGTTCCGTCTTGCAACGCAACCCATTGGGTTCCACCTTCCAAACCGAAACGCTTGGAGATGGCGTTGATGTGTCCTTGACCCTGCTCGTCGAGTTCGTCAAGTTTCGCGATGACGCGCATCTTGAGAACCTCGTGCTCACCGACCTTGGCGAGGAGCTGTTGGGACTGCTGCTTGATCGACATCAGCGCCTGTTGCTCTTCGGGGGTCAGCTTGCCCAGAACTCCGGGCATCTGGGCTTGCGCCTCAGCCGCCGGGGTTTCAGGAGTCTCCGCAGCCGCTGCCTCGGGAGCAGGGGTCTGGGGGGCGGGATCGGTGTTGGAAGTGGTGTCTTGTTCTGTTTCCATTTGAGTCTCCGGCACGTTCGTACTCTACCCACGCCCCATAACTTTGGCGGCTTCGTCTTCGAGCAGGATCCGACGATGGGCCCGAAGATCCGACAAGAAACTGTCGAAGTGGGTGCCCACCCGGTCGCCCAGGGTGAGGGTCCGAGCGTGTTTGACTACACTGGGGAATTTCTCGAAAGACCAGAACACGTTGCCGTCCTGGTCGGTGTACTGGTACATGCGGAGCCCCTTCGTCGAGGATCCTTCTTTCGTGGAATCCGTCATGGTCTTCCACCCTTCTTGGCCTGCGCTTCTTCTCTCTTTTCGTCTTGAAGCTGTTCGATCATCTCGTCGAGGTCGTCCTCGGTTTTGTCCATCTGGGCGATCTGCTGTTCGATCAAGTCATACGCAGCGTCCGCAACCTGCTCGGGCTTGTGCGCCTTCTGGGCTTTGGCCATAGCAGCCAAAGACCGCTCGTCAAGGATCTTGGACACCTTTCGCTTGTCGAGGCACTTGCCTTCAAAACGCATGGAACCGAGGTAACAACCGTCTTTCTGCTTCCTCTTTTTTTTCTTCTTTGACGCAGTTGGGAGCGGCTCTTCACCAGTAGTCGTTGCCTCTACGGAGCCACCATCGTCGTCAGCAGCCTCGGGGAACCCAAAAAGCTCTTCGCCAGACTCCCCACCGGAAGACATACCGGCAAGCCCTGCTCCAGCCTCATCCTCGTACGCGTCTTCCGGCTTGTCACCGTCGTCCGATGAAGCCACCACAGCCGCTGCAGTCGGCGAGTCTCTCTCATCGACCTTCGTGCTCTGCGACGAAAGGCAGGAAATCAAGAGCAGCAAAAAGCTACTGCCCACGACGGTCGCGTAGTAGCTTTTTGATCTCATCAATCTTCTCAACCACGTTGTCGAGCTTGCCCTCGAGTCGTACGAGCGCAAGCGAGTTGTTCTGGACGGAGTCCGTCACATCGGAGAGTTTCATGAAATCCTCCTGGAGTTCCGTGATGCGCTCGTCCTGGATCGCGTTGTTCACCTCCAGCGTGCCGCCCCAGATGATCAATGGAATGACAAGTGCCGACAGCACCTTCAAGATGATGTCGAGAAACTTCGCTGCGCCGTCTTTTGACGAACTGGAACTAGAAGAGGAAGGCATGGAGAACCCGTGCTCTGGTAAAGGGGACCCTATAGGGCCTCTACCGAGCCTTTAGAATGCTAGCCATCAGGTAGCGCGCAGTGACGCGTGCCACCTTGTTGAGCTCAAGTTCGTCTCCGTCCGTCTTGACCCAGCCTGACTCCTTGAGCGCGTCCACCGCCTGGCGGAAGAACTCGGGGCCTTCGTTGTGGAAAGGGTAATGGCGGCTGATGTCGCTGCTCATGGTCTCGAGGTTCACCGTGCCTTGGGCAGGGAGATTCTCGAGATACCGTAGAACGATACTCTGCGCTTGCTTCATCGAGTCCCCGCCGAAATCGTTGCGGAGATCGGTCCACTCGACGCGACGAGGCTCGAGATCGCCTCTAAGAAATTGCCAGGTTTGTGGTTCACGAAGTGGCATGGTTGGTCTCCAGTCTGAGGGCCCACTCAAGGGGTTGTGATAGGGGTTTCACCGGCACAGCTCAATACGTGAAATTAGAGGTTTCCCTCAGCGTGTTTGTAGACGGCATCATGACGTTTGCAGGCCGCATCCAGTTCATCCTTGGCGCCCACATCTGGACCACCATGACCGGGACCGCAATGGTTCCCGTACCATTGGAAATCAAATCCTTTGGGGACAGCTTCGGTGTAGTCGCACACAAACACACGGACGCTGAACACCACAGCAACTCCGAACGTGGCCCAAAAAAGCGTCTTGCGACTCCACACAAGTTTTTCGCTGTTGAAGCCAACTCTTCATCTGACTCCCGCCGCTCCTCGGCTCCTTTTTGACTGATTTTAGTCATCCTTTTGAAAAAATGCTGAAAGACGCGTAGCGAATCTCGGCAGAGGTTGCGGCGGTAACCATCTCCCCCTCGACAAAATATCGCTGAAGATCGAGGACTGGATCGGTGTTTGAAATCATCGTGAACGGCACCCAAACGCCCGCAGTGTCGGGCTGCACGAAGTCTGCCGAAAGCGGCACGGTCGGATTGCCGGGCTCGTCGTCGCCCATCATAAGGCGCAGATTGCAATCGCCGCCCGCTACCTTGATCTCCCCCGTAACGCTACCCACTGCATCCGCCGGATCGTCGAACCAAGTCAAAAGTCTACTGCGCAAACCGTCCAGGACGACGGTTGTTGTTGTCGTGAGCGTCGCCTCGGTAACAAAGCGAGAAGCCTGAAAAACGAAGGTCAACGGCTTATCGACTTCGACGAGAACCGGGTCGGGCACCGCGTCTCGGTCGACGTGCCATTGCTTATGGTTAGCCGCGTCAACGTAAGCGGTCCAGGCCGTATCGATCCCAGCGTAGCCCGTCACGGGCACAGCATGCTCGTTCTCAAATTGTGTCACCGCAGTGGCCACGTCTGCGCGCTTTCGAAATTCCTCTACCCGCACGGTACCTCCCGCGCCTGCGTCGTTATAGATTGCGACCCACATCACGAAGGCTCCATGATGAAGTACATTGTGCATTCTCCCGGTTTATCATCATCGTCGTATTCAATTTCCACGTAATCCCCCGCCACCACACTCACACTGATCGTTTCCACGCCGCCAAAGTTTGCGTTGATGTTGGCGAGCACGACGGTCGCTTCCACGGACCCGTTGATGTGGACCTTCATTTGGGTCGTACTGGTCGCCTCCTTCGTTTTGTAGACTAACTTAGTCAGCGTCCCGGTGAGCCCGATCGGCTGGCGGGTTTTCGGCTTTGTGGAATCATCAGCATCGCTTGATTTCCCATTAGCGACTAGAAATTTGGTTGTACTGTCACTTTTGGCTCCAAAGGGACAGCACGCAATGCGGTCAGTTCCTCCTCCTCCTCCGTTAGCTATCGACGCAGCATCCTCGGGGCTCGGGATGTTTGCAAAAACGTAATCCGTGTCAAACACAAGGATCTCGCCGGTCTGTGAGCTGGTCAATTCGACGACGACCTCATTGCGCGGGTCACCGATAGATGGCGCGACCGTATTTATGAGGTCGTTCCGCGCGGCGTTTCCAATTCGCACGATGATCCCGACCTGCATGCGCCCAAGGTTGTGGGTCACCGTGATGCTACTGACCCCAGAAAAGGTCTGCGAAAACAAAGGATAGAACTGGCCTGCCATTTATAGAGTCCCTCCGTCGCTGAAGGCGACGCCTTCAAGGATCATCGTCCACATCGTTAGATCCTGATTCGGCGTTCCGTCCGAATCTAGCTCGAACCGAATCATCACCAGATCGCCGCCGTAATATCCATTAATGTCAAAAGAGCCAAAAACCATTGAAAGAGCAAAATTGCTGGTCGTGGTCGTTCCCGTTAGCGCTGTCGGGCCAATGGCCTGACCCGCATTTGCGGTCAGCGTGTCGGTGTTGGCGAGCACCCGAGGAATGGGCACGAGTCCGCCTGACGGGTCGGCAACACCTACCCCTTGCACTTCCACCGGGAGCACAGAAACAGTCCCGGTTGGCGCGGTGGTCACGGGCTGCGAACCCGTAACCGAATACACCGGGGTTATTTTCAAAGGGAACGCGGTGCAGAGACCCTCGGGGAGAACCAACTGAGTATATATGGCGTCCCCTGAGCTGTTCATCCGGCTGTTTGGCGCATTCTGCGTCCACCCTGTCGGCAACCCTCCGCTGCCAACAATGATGTTTCCTGATTGGACGCCGCCGCTCTCACCGAAGACGTTTCCTCCGATGATCAGCGTTTTTCGCCAAAGGGCCAAACCTAACGCACGACGACGACCCAATTTGTTGAGTTGGACGTGGCTCGGAGAAAGCCAAACCGTCTCGAAAGTCGGAAGCGTGGTGACCGTGCCGGTGATCCTCCACCGGACCCAATAGGACGGGCCGATCACAGTGCCAGCCCCGTCCACCGTGGCGAGCCCCCACGTCGTCTCCGTGTCTATTCCGTACTGGAGAAACTCGCTAGACGCTGCGCGCAGGAATACGTCGCTCGAATAGCGGTAGGTCTCGACCTCTGACGATGCCTGTACACCCACGCCTACCCACGCCGCGCCGTCCCATATCTCGATGGCGTATGTGCCATCGACGCCTGCCGCCACTTGAGCGACCTTGGCGCCCCAGTGTTTCAAGGCTGCGCCGGCCGTTGTCTCGCGCGACGAAGCGAAGTAGATCGCGTTACCAACTCCGACCCCTTGGAATGTCAGCGTCGAACCCGATCGGCTCTGCGCCGCTGCCGTCTCGTCGGTCTGCGATCCGCCGGTCACAACTGACCCGACCATCGTCTCGCTGCCGTCCGTCGATATGACTTTTATCCCGTCAGAATAGGACGATCCTTCTCCGACCAGCAGGGCCGACCCGAGTTCGGGGAATCCCGTCACTAGGTCCGCACCGACAACGCGAGACTCAGCGTCCCGCGTGGACGTGAGCGTCTGGTGGAAAGTGGCGTTTAGCTGCATTGTCCCGATGGCGGCGGACGGAAAACTAAACAGCGGCTGCACCGTCGTGCCGCTCACCGTAATCGACGTACCTACCCCGGTGAGCGCGGGGTCGACCAGCAGACTTACGACCGTCGGGTCGATTTTTCCGCCGATCACCGTGACGGCTACGCCGTCCGAGGCAATATGGGCTCCTACGGGAATCCCGAACCAGTTCGGGCTGTAGATGATGCAGGTCGATGTTCCTGCTACGTGGATGCAATCACCCACGTTGGAGTTGCCGACGTTATGCGCCTGGCCTTGAAATCGTCCAGTGCCCTCCGTCAACGTGACGTTAGCGATCGTGCCCGCCGACTGTGGAACGTGGACATCATCAAGGGCAAGCACTGCCGCGCTCACGCGTAACAGATTCGTCATGCCTCCAAGCGAGCACCTTATGTTTCCACCTACGACCTTGCCCGTCCCCGTCTTGACGAGGCCATCGCCTGAGCCCGTCGCCCCGTCGCCTCGAAAATCTAGGTTATACACAGTGCCGGTGCCGGCGCTGTGGGCAACGCCTGCCACTGATGCCGTGGTCGGCACCGTGACGGCGAATCCTTGCATGTAGCTGCCATCCAATAGCGTGATCACGTGCGAGACCGCAGCGGCATCGCCTAGGGTGGTGACGAGGAAACTACCCTCGCCGATTAGTGACACCCCCACGGGTACTGTGAGGCCGGATTCGGCATAGGTCCCAGGCCGCACCATCACCACGTCCCCGGATGTGGATGCCGTGAGAGCTGCGCCGATCGTCAGCCACGGCAGATCGAATCGATCTGATGTGGCCGTGCCATCGTTGCCAGCCTTGTCGACCCAATTGATCGACGTGGTAGTGATTGCAGGCGGTGGGCCTGCGGGCACCCAAACGGCTGCGCCATTGGTCGCATCCACACAGATGTAGGCCGAATCGTTTGTGGTGTCGATCCACATCGACTTTACGCGGTAGCCGGCGTCCGCATCGTCATTGACGGTAGGGGCTGCCGCCGCCGAATCATTGTCGAGCACGCGGTCATACCCGATGTAAGCCTTGGACTGCTCCTCCGTAAGCACTACGGCGTCCACGGTGAGGGTGATGTCTCCCGCGTCGATAAAAGCGTTGAGTTCGGGGTCGTTCACCACGTCATCAACAAGCACGCTGTCCGTTGCCAGAATGCTGCCGCTGGCGGGCACGTCGATCCCAAGCTGTACGAGTGGGATGAGCGACGCCGTGGCGTTATCTAGTTGAATAGCTGGGTTCGACATATCACGCCCTCCATTTCACACGGGTCCAGACAATCCCGTTGCTCAATTGGTTTACTCCGTCATTACGCATCCCCAAAACACCACCCTGACTGAAATCGTCGTTGAGCGTCGTGTCCTGACCAGAGACGGCGGTTGAGGCCACCGATGAAATCGTGATGCCGTCTTCAGTTACAGCAAAACTGGCGGCATCCGTGTCCGAACGCGTGTACGCAAGGCTCACCACCGTCCCGTCAAACATAGCCGTGTATCCACGCGTAGAAGACATACGGAGAGTCCCGACCTGAAAGTAAGACCCGCTGTTGAGACCCCCTTGATCAGAAGCATTGAGAATGCAGGTTTCGACGCTCAACCATTTTGAGCGGCTGCCGTCGTAACGCATTTCCATTTCAAGGACCGTATTGTAGTAACGGTCTCCTTCCGCCGGGGCTGGAGCTGTTGGATCAGTTGCAGAATCCGCGTAATGCTTGGGACCGTTGACTTGAACAATGCCGCTGTCCCCTGTCCCGAAACCCGAACCAGGATTGATGACAACATCCCCACCATCGTTGTTACCGGCAGTGGCATTACCAGCCGTAATGGGGAGGTCACCCCCAGCTCCGGCTCCGTTATCTTCCCCAACGATGGAATCTCCACTGGAAATCTCCGCGTCCGTCCCCCCAGTTGAATTTCCAATGGCGAGAACAGCGGACCAAGCAGGCGTGGTGCCAGAACTGGTGAGCAACTGGGACCACCCAGTGGTCGTCCCATCCGTATTGACCCACGTTTGACCTGTAGACGCCAACGTCCGTTGGTAGATGTCTCCTTCGTTGCCAGCCAGGAGAGCGACGTTAGGATCTGCGGTCCCCCTCTTGATATTGTCCGCTGTGAGAACACCGCCGGACTGAAGGGTGAGATCGACCGAAATGAACAAGTCATCGGACGACACGTCGATGGTGCGGTTAAGCCCCAACGTGTCGTCATTGATGACGAGGTTATCGATCTGGTTCGCCATTCAGACTCACTTCACCTTGCTTGTTCCTGCAACTTCGACAGCTTTAACTGTCACTCCCCAACCCACATCCTTCTGATCCCCACCAAGGTGTTGACCCACCAACGCCCCCAGCCGACGCCGCGAGTAGCGGGCCAACATCCCTGTGATGTTGGCCTTCTCTTTGGCGGTGAGTTCCGCCTTATCCGGCTCGACTTCAAACTCGACTGTGAGTGTTACTTTCATGGTTCAAACTCCTATGGGCGGACAGCAATGAACTGTGGCTGGAACAGGACCAGCGGAGAGGTGTCAGCCCCGTCCGCACCCTGGAGGATGCCCAGGAGGTAGATGACGTTGCCGGACCCCGTGGGGGCCGTCAGCGTGGCTTCTCCGGCCGTAGCGCTGACGAAGACAGGACTTCCATTGCTGGCAGCAGCCGGTGCCGCGGCGAAAGACATCGCCACCAGAGAGCCTGCTACGGTGAAGACTTTGACCGGAGTGGTGTCGGCGGCTGTGAAAGCAACGATGCCGACAGCCAGGCCATCCAGGGTCGTACCCGTATTAGAATCCGCCAAAATGGCATCACCTGTGGTGGCTTCGATGGTCACAATGTCTCCCACCGTAAGGGCCTCACCTGCGGTAAGGGTGAGTCCGGCACCACTTGCCACGATGTCAACGAACTGACCCATATCAACGGACGGAGAGGCCGCCGTTGAGTCAAACGTCATGTACGTGTTCGCACCATCGTCGATCACCATTGCCGTTGAGTTGGCAGCTTCAAATGTGACCGTGATGTCGTCAGCCGAATTGATGTCAATCGTGCCCGACGTGGTGGTTTCCAGGGTCAGGCTGGCAGCAGCAACCGAGAAGTTCGATGCGGCACCAGCGTCGAGAGAGATGGCCTCCGTGCCAGATACATCGAAATCACCTTCAGCAGCCGAAGTGGTGATCGTGTTTCCAGCCACATACGCCTCTTGCAAGGTCTCAGTCGTATCCCCTGTTGCAATCTGCTCCCAAGTTGAGCCGTCATCTCCCGCACCGTTGGCATCCACCTGAATGTACGCACGACCACCAGTTGCAGCAGTCGTTCCGTCGTTGAAGAAGAACACCGAACCAGCAGTTGCTGTGTGACTCGGCACCGTAGACCCGGCATAGAGGTCAGAGTTACCTCCACCCCCACTGCCCGTCAGGCCCAGCATGATCTCATCGGCATCGAATGCCCCGGTGATGTCCACGCTTCCGTGAACACCGGTCGTGAAACCATCGCCGGGCGCCAGGGTGATGCTCGCACCATCCGCAGTGCCAGCCGTCGAGCTACCTGCGGTAATGGTGATGTCGTTACCCGAGGCATCAGCCAGGTCAGCGGTATCCACCGTGACGGTCGTGCCGGCGTTGATGTCTACGGTCGTGGCCGCTGTGACATCTACCTCGGCTGCCGAAGACAGAAGCAAATCACCACTTGTTGCGGTGGAGACCGTCAGGTTGCCGCTTGTGGCTGTGACATTGGATACCCCAGTACCGTCAATGCTGAAAGCGCCCGTCGACAACATGTCGAACGTGCCCGTCACGTCGATGTCCATACCCGCACCAGCGTTCATGTCCACCAGAGCGACACCATCAAGGAGAAGCGTTCCACTGGTTGTGGTGCTCAGGGTCAGGGAAGCCGCATCAACCGTGAAATTGGAGGCGCTAGAAGCATCAAGGCTGATTGCCTCAGTACCAGAAACATCCAGAGAACCATTTACAGCATCCGTGACGATGGTATTGCCCGCCACGTAGGAGAGCTGAAGCGAATTGCCAGCACCCGTGCCTACAACGGTCCAAGCCGTCGCAGCGGCACCGGTCTTGATGTACATTTCACCGGAAGTGCCGGCGTTTGCAACATCGCGGTGATAGATCGATCCGACAACGGCTGCGACGCCTGCGGCGGCCGTTGGGTCAACCCCACCAACGAAAACGCTGTAACTGTCTCCGCCCGTGCCGGAGTTCGTGTAAGTAGCAAACGCCGTCACCTGATCCACGGTGGAGTCAAACGTGAAAGCGCCTGTGCCCGCATCGAAGTTCACCGAAGTAGCGCCTGTGACGTTACCCATCGTGATGGTTCGTGCTGCGGCCCCAGTGCCGATGTCGATAGCAAAAGCGTCAGCATCGTTTCCGATGCTCAAAGCTCCAGCCGAAGAGTTGATCTCAACTCCGTCGATGCCATCAATCAGGGCGCTGCCTGATGTGGTCGTCGAAAGCGTTAAATCCCCGGCGTCTACGGTGACGTTTGATGCTGCCGTACCGTCGATGGAGAACCCATTGGTCCCCGTCATCTGAACATCAAAAATCGTGCTATCGAAATCGAACGGGGAATCGAGATCGATCCCACCCGAAGTCGTGATGACGAAAGTTTCGGTGCCGGCAAAAGTGACGTTGCCTTCACCCGCCGAGGTGGTGATGGTGTTGCCTTGGATATAGGCTTCCTGAAGGTCCACCACCCCCTGCATCGTGATGGTCGTGTACGTGAGGCCCGTGGTCGTGGCCCCTGTGTACGACTCCCAATCTCCACTGGAGTTGCCACGCAAGACGTTGACGTTGACGAGTGTGATCCCGCCCGCGACCGTCGTGTCCGTCACAAAATCGTTCGTGAACCAATCCTGTGTATTGGCGAAAGTTCCCAGACCGCGAATCGTGAGGACATTGGCGGCATGGCTCTCGACCTCAAAAAGACCATCGTTGGAGGGGTTATCCGCCCCATCCACCTGGATGATGTCACCCGCCGAGAAAGTCGCACCACCCGTCGTACTCACCGTTGCATTCGCAGCGCCCGCACGCGCAACGAAACCAGTAGCCGCCACCGTGTCGGTCGTCGCGGTCGGCAGCACGTTGACGACAAAACCGCCAGTTTGCGCCACAGCAACGGTGTAGTCCGCATTCAGGTACAGATGGTTGTCTCTGATGTTGACTGCTTCGGAGTGGACCGTGAAAGTCGTACCGTTGACGGTCAAATTCCCGGCGATGACCACACTCGCCCCGGACACCCACGCCCAGTCATTGCTGGTTTCGATGATGTCAGGTGTTCCTCCCGTCTCAGGAGTCCGAGACAGACCTGTCGTAAGATCTAAAAGGAGAAGGTTATCGGTTTGTGTGCCAGCCATGGTCTTGTTCCTTTATCGGCGTTGCGCGATGAACTGAGGACGGAACACGACGGTTGGAGTCGTCGTGGCTCCGTCGGCACCTTGCAAGGTGCCGATGGTGAAAATCGTATTGCCCGAAGTGGTGGGCGGGGTGGGGGTTGCGAATCCTGAAATTGCTGAGATAAAAACGAGGCTTCCGTTCAACGCTCCTGCGGGAGCGGCGCTGAATCTCACAACCGGGCAAGTGCCTGATTTGGTGACAACCTCTACAGAGGCACCTAGAAGAACGGTCTCGTTTGCGACGCCAATCACCTCCCAATTAGCCCCGGCAATAGAGGAATCCGCGCGGATGGCATCTCCTGCGGCGTCGAGAGCCACCAGATCCCCTATTGTGAGGGCTTCTCCGGCAGTAAAGGTCTTGACCTCCAGATTGCCGAGCGCGTTATCGAGGCCCGCCAGGTGCGCCGTCAGTTCTTCAACACTCGTGACTTCCGGGGGAGTGGTGTCTCGCGTGTAATTCGTCGGGATATACGTGATGTCGAGGATGTCCCCGTCAATCTCGTCCGTTCCATTGTGAACATGTGTGGGGGCATGAGGCGCAGGGATCGGATTGCCGAAACTCAGGATCCCAAAACTGTCCGTGATGATGGCTTGCCCCGCGGTGCCGTCCGCATTCGGCCAAGTCAGCCCATCAATGATCACATTGTCACCAACGCCGGCTCCTGGATCGAGCACCAGATCGGTAACACCGATGATGCTGTCCCCAGTGGACACGCTAATGTTAGTGCCTCCTGTGACGTTCCCTAGTATGAGCGTCTGAGCCAGAGTCTCTCCGCCACCACCACCACCAGGGATGGTGATGTCCACGGCACCAGCACCCGCCGTGCTTGCGGTGACTCCAGCGCCAATGAAATCGAACGACGTGACCGCAGCATCGACAAGGACACCTTCGTCGAACACCGCAACCGAACCGCCCCCACCACCTCCAGCGTTGGGGAAGAACTGGCCGCCGATGTAACCGAAGACGTTGGTCCCGAAACCCCCAACATCCCCTGTCGAGTTGAACTGGGAAACGACCCGACCTTCGGTGAGGCACAGATTGATCCCCGTGAGCGTAACCAAAGGGAGAGGAGCTCCCGTTGGGAGGGGAACTTCAATGAGGTAAGAGCCCGGATCAGCACCACTCAAACCGTCCCCTGGAATGGCTGCCGAGATGACGTACTCGCCGTCGAACTCCCGATACGCAGCCGGCACCCCTGGGGCCGAGAACCCAGTGATGGTGACGGGCTCGCCGACCATGAACCCGATCGAGTCAAGGAGGGTGGGGATCACGTTGTCGGGAATGACGAACCGAAGCGTCTCCGCCCCTCGTTCGACATTGAGAACCGCAGGCCGGAGGGCTTGCCCCGTTCCTGCTGGGCCGCCACAATTCCCTTTGTCACGAAACTGGAGGATGATCTCCGTCGTGATCAGCCCCTGCTTTGTGAAAATGCAGATGTCCCCTTCGTGCCAGGACACGAAAGTGCGCGTGGACATGGGGATGTCCACCGGTGGCAACGTCGTACCGGCGCCAAACGGAATTGGAACCGCTCGAGTACGATTCTTCTGAATCGTGATCTCGTCGAGATCGTAAAGAGTCACCGACGCCGGATTAGGGCGCCCGTCGGCGTAGACCCCTGTGTGGGTACACCGGACGATCAGAACGGCGACAATGTTGCTCATGAGAGGGTCCGAAGGCGGGATACACGAATCCCTACCTACGCCCTGCTATCGAGCGAAAACCGAGCAAAACGGCCCTTGCGGGCCAGGCGCATTCTAGAGCGACTTACGTCAAGAATTCAGCCAACCGTGTTTTCACGTTCCCAGGAACGGTCTTGACCTCGGATTCCCAGATCACCAGGCACTCGAGCCCAACCTCAGCGTACGCCTCGATGAGTTCTTGCTCGTGCTCCTCGGGCCACATATCGGTGAACTTTTCACTATGCCAGTAGTCCCCGTTGACTTCCACTACCTTGCGGAGATCGCGAAAAGGGTGATCAGGGACCGGTCCGCGCAGCACAAAATCAGGGTTCTTGTGTCGCCCTAGCCGCGGGAGCCATCGCCAAAACCTCCGATCTCCCGTGTACATGAGCCGAGGTTCGAGCTCTTGGACTAAGCGTTCCGGAACGTTTGGGCCTCGTTGATTGGCCTGGGCATGCAACATCAGTCGAGCGTATTCCCGATCCTGCATCGGGTGCGTCATCCCGTAACGCTCAACCAGGTCCTCAACCGTCTCGGCGTCCTCGTCGTACGTGGGGAATTCGTGGCCTACTTTGGAAAAGCACTCCCGCAGGATCTTCTCCTTCACCCGCGGCCATGCAAACGGGTTGTCGTCTCCCCGAAGAACCGGACGCTTGCCTACCAACGCTTCTTGAATCTGGACATAGAGCCGAGATCCCCGCGAGAAGATCTCGGGATCTCCATATCGTTCAGTGTTTGTCCGACCAGTCTTCCCTCGTGTTTCTTTGTCTTGCTGGGGGTTCTCAACTCCCCACCGGTCCAACATCGTACGCATTCGACGAAACCGCGCCACGGCACCAAAATCACGCACCATCCACGCGATACATATCTGCCGGTGACGCTTCATCTGCGTGAGACTTGTACTCTCGTGGCCGCACAGGCACAGCTCAGGGACCTCTGTGTTAGGCCACCCCTCACAAATCGCCTTGTGGCGACTCGTGACCTTCGTGAAAGCCTCGTCGCAGTGAGGGCAAATCTCGTAACTCCCAGAAGCAATCAGGGCTTCTCGATGACGCCGCTCACGCTCGCCACGTTTCCGCGACAACTCCAGAAACCATGCAGGAGCCCGTAAGAAAGACCGCGCCCCGTGGCGCTCCAAGGTGGTCTGCTCGGTACGTGCCCGAATCTCAGGTACCTGCTGGGGATTCTCGGCGCCGTGCCGCTCCTTCATGGTGCGCCGGATCTTGGTTTTGATCGGTTCAGAGGCGAAGACGTTCTCGGCCCCGTACCGCTCGAGGTTCGTCTTGGCTCGGCGCCGCTTCACCGCCTTCGCCTGAAGATGGTGATCGACGCCGTACTTCTTCTGCGCGGCCTGACGGGTCTTCTCTTTAACCTCGTCACTTTGACCGACGTTATCGACGCCGTACTTCTTCTGCGTCGTCTTCTTACGCTTGGCGCCTGACGACCGAGCAACGACAGGAGCCCTGGGGAACTGAGCTTCGTACTCTTTCCGTTTCATGCCCTCGTGGGCCCGTTTGAGATGATCACTCAGACGTTTCACACGAATTTGTGTGCCCTCAGCCGCACAGAGAAGGCACCCGACGTAGTCCTCGTTCTCGACCTTCTCAGAAGCCCACAGGCCGCGCTGAAAGTGCCTGTCGAAGTTGAACTCCGACGGAGACACCCCAATCACCTCGTCCCATTTGGAGCAGCCGTTCGTGTGCTTCGGGATAGCCTTGGAAGACGAAAGGACTTTCTGACAAGCGGGGCAGCACACTACCGAAAGCAAATCTAGCTTGCTTCTAAGTTGTTGAAATCATTGAGTTTTTACACAAACGAGCGGGGCGATAAAATTCCCCGGCCGACCTGGGGACCGAAGGCAGATCGCACACCGAAGCCAAACTTCGGCTGCTGCAACCCACGAATGAATTTCACGGTACGCGCCTTGGCCTCTGTGGCCTTGTCGAGCTGCCCCTCAGCGTTCTGCTTCAAACTCTCGTACTTGCTAGACTTCTCGATGCTGAGGCTGATCCCGCCAATGCTGTAGTCAAACTCGTCGTGCACCCAATTGATGCTGAGCGCGAACAGGGCATGGACGGCAGCACCCCACAGGATGAACGTGCGCCACACCGGCTTGCGGGCGCACAGATCGTTCAGGGTGCGGATACCCTCCGTCTCCGGCGGCATCGCGTTGAACCAGTCCAGGGCCATCTCGAGGTAGCACAGAAGCTCGTGGTCCTCCCAGACGTACCCGAAAACCCGGTTGTACTTCTTGATGACCCCCTCCTGCGTAGGAGGGCGGAAATGGTAGTTCCGGTCGGGGTTATTGTCCCGAAGCATGATCCGGAGTTTTTCGATCAAATCCTTCTCGCACTTCGACAAAAGTCGCTGCCCCAAGGTGCTGGTCGCAGGGTCGATGACCCCAAACTCCTGCACGACCTCTTGGACCTCATCCATCAAGGACTTGCGGAACGACCAACGGATTCGGTAGTCGCCCGCAGTGACCCCAGGAGGCACCATGATGGCCGCGTAGTACTCGCCCACCGCAGGGTTCTGAGGAGCCCTCTCGGCCGGTCCTACGAGCACCTCGATGCCTGGTGGGCCCTGGCTCTGATCCACGTAGTACAGCGCGTAGTTGATTTCGGCCGCGTTGCAAGGGACGCCGAGTTCGTCCACCAGGAAGATCTTGAGATCGTTCCTACCGAGTTCTTGCCCAACAGTGAAGCATACGGCCACGGCCTACAACCTTATGTCGCCGAGCTCGAAAGTGTCGGCCACCGAGATCGGCAATTCTTCGCCACTCGAGGTGTCTTTCACTTCAATTTCGACCCCTTTCCCGGTTTCGGTTTTCACGTTGACTTCGGATTCGACCTCGATCTTGACCTTCATCTCGTGAGGTGCGGCCGGAGGGCCGTCGTCGAGGAGGTTCTTGCTCTTGGTCACCCACTCGTCCATGACGTGCAGGAGGTCGTCCAGGAACTGCTCGTCCGATTGGTCGATCGATTTGTACTGAATGAGCCGCGTGTAGATCTCGGTCTTCCCTTTGAAGGCCGCCTCGATCCCTTCTTTGGTGGTCTTCCCGAGGTCGTCGATCACACCCACGCTTGTCACAGCCGCATCAAGCTGGGGGAGAACTTCTTGCTCGATCGCCTTGCGCGCCAAAGGTGACACGGCCAGAAGCGCCGTCTTCTCCCGTTCGGAGGCGACGTGCTGCTGGACCGAATCGTCCCCTTGGATGAACTGCTCAAGGCGCATTGAAAATCACTTGTCCTCGTGAGTCAGGGCCTTCATGACCTTGATCTCGTCAGCGTACGTGAGAGCCGAGACCTTGCTGGTGCGGTTGTAATACTGATCCCGAAGGTCACGCATGGACGCGCTGTCCGCTTCCCCAAAAAGGAAGTAGACACGTCCCCCATCTCGTTGCGTGCCAGTCAGTTTCACTCCTGCGACCTTGAGGTATGCGCCGTAATACAGGTCCGAAGTCCTGTAGCCGGTCTTTTCGTCTGTCATTTTCCATCTCCGTTCGTATGTTTGGTTATTTGACCGTCCCAGAAAGGGAGGAAGACGTAGGCCGATGACGACCTACGGGAAGACCGTGCCGGTTTCGTCGTAGACCCCGACAGCCGACCCCGTGGTGGGGACGCCGAGCACGTTGTCGTACGTGAAATTCGCGGACTTGAGCAGCGAGATATTGCCGTTCAAGTTCGAGACCTTGAACCGACCAATGTCGTAGAGCGGCGTGTAGGTGCCTTGCACGAAAGCGCCAGCGCCTCCGTCAAAATCACCAGCGCCGTCAGAGATCGCCGCACCCGCCGGAATCACGTACTGATTGCCCGCCAAGACGCTCAAAAGCTCGCTCAGAACACCCGTCGAGCCTCCACCGGTCAAAGAGGTGCCGCCCACAACAGCCGCCAGGACGACATTCACAGCCGCGAGATCCAGAATGGTGCCCGCCTGTGCGATCACCACGAGCGCCGCCGCAGCAGTGTCAGCTTCGGTACCGCTGAACACGGCAGAAGTCGCAACACCAGTCGTGTCGATGTTGCCAATCAGATAGGCCGCGACACCTGTCAGATCGACGGCCGCAACGAGCGGAGGACCGGCCGTAACACCAGCCGCGATCAAAGGCTGCGGGATGTTGTGGATGTACCCCGTCTGGCCAGGACCAGGCGTGTAGATCTGGTTCCGGCTCGAGGTGTTCGGCCAAAGGTCGACCACCTGGAGAGTCCCAGAGGGAATGTCAGTCCGACGCATGATGAGAAACATTTGGGCCATTGTCTTGTCTCCTTGGGTTTTTACGGGGTGAAAAAGGTTCCGTCGTCGTTGTAAACGACTACAGCTTCGCCATTGGGGTTTCCGGCTACACCCCCGTAGACGAAACCATTGTCAGTGAACCCGAGAAGTTCACCTTGTGCGAAAGAAAGAGGGAGCCCGTCATTGAGGAACAGAGCTCGTAGGGTGCCAACGATGAAACCAGGACCCCCTGCCGTGCCGACCGGAGGTTGCACATCGAAAGTCGTGCCATCCGAATCGATCTGGGTGTTGTTGGGGACGAAGTACTGACGCCCCGCAAGGATGTCGAGAACGTCATCGAGCTGCACTGCCGTGATGGCACCCGTAGTCAACGCACCATTGATCGCACCCAAAGTGAGAACACCAGCCGCTGAAGTCAGGTCACCAAAAGCGAGAAGCCCCAACACGTCCGACGCATTGGCGTTGGCCTCCACTGCCGTGAGGGAGTCCGCATCCGCACCACCAGCCATCGGCGTGGAAGTCAGGCTCGCGCTTGTCTGTGCAATCGCAATACTGTTGCCGGCGGTCCCCACAACGTTCGCCGTGATAGTCACAACGCCCGCAACAGGAACTGCCGTAACGAGCCCCGTCACGGTGCCTGGAGGCGTGCCGTTCAGAGGATCGTTGATGGCTGCAGCGATCTCCGTCGCAATAGCTGCGACGGAGCCACCGGAAGTGTCCCAGTCATTCGACCCCGGCGTACGTGGAACCGCAGCTCCAGTGTAAAGCTGACCATCCACCGTGAACGTGTCACCGGGCATCGCAGGGAACGCAATGGCGGTGATGTCACCAACCGCCGCCGCACCGCCCCCATCGTTGACGTTCGTGGCGAACCACCCCGCCAACCCACGCGCCTCCCGACGCATGATAATGGGTGTGCCGCCGCCTCCCGGCTGCATCACGACGACCGGGTCGTTCTGAACTGGGTCCACGTACTTCGTCTGGCCTACTGGCTCGAGCGTCAGGTTCCGCAACGAAGTGTTCGGGTCCATATCCAGAATCTGGAGAACCCCAGCCGGAACATCGCTCCGTTTCATGATGATGTACGGCATTGTCAGGGCTCCTTACGGCGTGAAGATGGTTCCGTCGTCGTTGTAAACAGCCACCGCTTCCCCGTTGGGGGTCCCTGCGACGCCTCCGTAAACGAACCCGCTGTCGAGGAAACCCTCGAGCTCCCCAACGGCGACCGACAGAGTCAGGCCATCGTTCAGGAACAGCACTCGGTTGGTCGCATCGATGAACCGAGGCCCCTCGGGCGTACCCACTGCGGGAGCGATCTCGTAGACACCAGCATCTTCGACCAGCGTATCCGCAGGAACGAAATACCGACGCCCAGCCAGGATGTCGAGGATATCCGTGAGTTGCCCGGCGACGATGGCACCAGCCGTCAGTGCACCATTGATCGCACCCAAAGTGAGAACACCAGCCGCTGAAGTCAGGTCACCAAAAGCGAGAAGCCCCAACACGTCCGACGCATTGGCGTTGGCCTCCACTGCCGTCATGCCGCCTGCGTTGACACCACCCGAGAGAGCGGCACCAGACACCGTGAGGTTGGCACCCGTCTCGGCCAGCGTGATGCCGTTGCCTGCCGCACCGTCTTGAACTGCGGTGAGATCACAGGCTCCAGAACCACCGAACACCGCCGTCACGTAAAGAGACAGACCGACAGGGATGTTATTGATAACACCGGTGAGGTTGGCAGCAGTTGCGTCCTCGGTACTTCCGATCTGCACCTCGAAAATCGAAGCTGGTGCATCCCGAAACGTGAGAGTCACATTCGGGCCACCCACAGTAGAAGTTCCGACGGTGGCAGTGTCGCCGTCGATCGCATTGCCAGCCCCTACCGTGATGTCACCACTGGCCGCAGTGCCGGCTACGTCAGGGACATTGGTGAAAAACCAGGCAGCAAGTCCTTGAACATCACGGAACACGGTGCGCTCCATCCCTGTCGGGATATACGCGACGACCGTTTCGTTGACGACAGGATTGACGTACTTGGTCTGGCCTGGAACGTCCAAGGTCAGGTTCCGGAGGGACGTATTGGGGTCCAGGTCGAGGACTTGGAGAGTGGCTCCCGGGATGTCACTCCGCTTCATGATGATGTACGGCATCGTGTCTCCTTAGAGGACCGCACCATTGTCTGCGAGGATGGTGAGGGCCGGCCCGATCACTCCGTTATATTCGAAGTCCGCGCGTTTGTAGTTGAACAGGTCCCCCGCGCCGTTGGACACGTTGAAAGCACCTGTCGCCAGGATGTTCTTGACGCCGGGCAGCGTCGCGAAGAAACCGTTCCGAACGGGGTTGAACACGTTGCCACCATCTTCAACCGTGCTGCCAGCCGGAAGTTGATACTTCGCTCCGGAAAGGATCGACAGCACTTCCGTCAAAACACCCGTCGAAGGACCGGCCGTGAAATCGGTACCGGCGGTGGCGCCTGCAGCAATGAGTGCAGCATTCACGTCCGCCACCGTGATCGAAAGGCCGCCTTCCGCGCGACCGATGACCGCAACCGCCGCATCGTTGGCGTCCGTAGCAGTGATCGCCGTGCCCGACGAATCCTCGGTGTTATCGATAAAATAGGCCCCGAGACCGCACGAGTCGCGCAGAGTCAGGATCGGGCCTGCGCCCGTCGTGAGCACTGCGACCTCGGTCGGAATGTCGCGGACATACCCGCTCTGACCTGGAGGATCGAGCGTGTAGTTCCGCTGGGAGTCGTTTGGCTTAAGGTCATCGACCTGAAGCACCCCATTCGGGATGTCGGTCCGGCGCATGATGATGTATGGCATCGTGAAAATTCCTCCGGTACCCGGGTTGGGGGTCTCTCTATTGGAGAGGGCTATAGACAGATAACCGATAGAGCGCTGCTAGCGCAGACCGGTCACGGTTGAGATCAGAAGCGAGAAATTGGGATTTCCGCCCGTAGAGCACAGGACGAGGTCGTCCTTCATGCCCGAAGCATGGGAAATACTGGTTGCCGGGTCGATCTGGATCAGAGGCTGATCTTCGGCAACGGCGAAATACAGCGGGAGGGCCGCATCGTGATTCGTGATGACGATGGCATCGGCAAAAGCTGGGACACCGAACACCATGGCCCCTTGAGGAGCCGGGAGACCAGGTACAGCGGTGCCCAAGCTCGGAGCTGTCCCATACAGCGAAAGCGCTGGGCGTGGCACGCTCTGGAAATCGGGATCCCGCATGATGAGGATCTTCGACTGGTTCGTCCCGCTCGCCGTTCCTGGGAAAACGCCACCAGGGTAGCCAGCAGGAACGCTGCCTGCCGCTGCCGCCGAAGCCACCGTGGAAACCTGAGTCCGAACGAACCAGAGGTTGTTGTCGGGTGGGACTTCCGGACTCAAACCGAAGAATTCATTCGGGTCGAACGTCGCTCGAGTCTGACCACGCGTGATGTCACCGGAGATTGCCGTTCCCTTTTGCCGGATCTCCTTGCTGATGAAGGTGCGGTCCCGAAGCACCTCGAACAGTGCAGTCGTACCCACACCACCAACACCGTTGAAAGCTCCGTAGGCGTTGTCCAACGTGTTGGCTACGCGAATTCGGTAGCCAAGGATGTCTTCATTGTTGATGAACTGGATCAGAGCGAACTGCTTCGCACGATCCAGAATGTTGGGAATAGGGATGCCGCTGCTCATGCCGAACTAGCCTTGTCTTTCCGAGCCAGCCGCTCGTAGCCGCTCGAGTCTTTGCCTTTGGACTTCGCGAGCTTGGCAGCATCGCTCCAAGAATCGGTACGCTCACCACCCACGTTGGGAGCCAGCTTCGGGATCGCCCCGTCCATCTTCAGCTCATGTTGCTTGGCACCGGCACGTTTGCGGTTCGCAGCCATCTGACCCGCGACCCGACCATTCTTGGTGCCCCACGAATCCCCTTTGAAAATGGTGCCAGGGAAACGATGGCCCAAAATCCGCTTCGACATCGTCTCGCACTCGGGACAAGGCTGAGGATCTTGGTAAAACTTCAAAGGAACGAGTTCGTCGAACTCGATCTCACAGGCTTCGCATTCGTAGGTGTAAGTCGGCATCTCAGGATTCCTTTCCTTCAAAATACCGACGAAGCACACGACGACTGATCTGTCGTTCCAAATGCCGTTGCGCCACGCGCGCTGCGATTCGTGCTTCCACAGGTTCGATCTCAATTTGGTAAGAGCTATCGACGAAAAACCGCGAACCCAGCTTCCGGAGCGGGCTCTTCTTGGGTCGCACGAAAAAGTCCTGGGATTTATCCAGCACCGCGTAGGCGTGCTTGCAGACCGGTCTCCAACGCGCAGGGTCTCGAATCTTGGGGTAGGCGGCCGTCCCCTGGAGTTTCCCCTTCTGGTAGTCGCTTTTGGTTCCCCAGTGCTCAGGGCCCCACCAACGCCAGAAGGGGCAACTACATGAAATTCGCAGATTGAGTTTCGGGAAATTAGTCGCGTTGCCCCGTTTGAACGCCTGGACCTTCACCGTGTGGTCCCCAGACTTCCATGTCCAGATCCAGTTCTTGGTGTCGATACGGCTCAGCTTGGGGATCCGCTTCTTCGCCCGCTGTTTGATCTTCTTGTCGCACCGCTTGAGGATGTCGCCGACCGTGAAAGCCTTCCGTTCGAGCCCGAACTTGCCACGCTCACCAACACCGAAGTGCGGGTGCGTGAGCTGGTGGATGAACTGCGCCGTGGCCTGCTTCACCTGGAAGTTGTTGTTGCGCTCGTAGCGATCCTGGCGACCGTCAGGAATGGCCTGGGTGTTGTTGACCATGTCCGTGTACCAGGACATCGGCAGGACCTTCCCTGAACCATCCGTCGGGTTCGAGGTCGAAACATCCGGGTAATCAAGACCTCCGGACGCTGGCGGCTCGAGCTGCCACTGGAGACCCTTCTGCTCTTTCCCTGGTAGATCAGGAGCCCGCAACGACTCGCCCTGCTGCACGGCCTTGTCCTTGCGCGGGGTGCCGATGTCACGGCTCTGGCCTTTCCCGAAGTTCTGGTCGAGTTGTCCAGGGGGCACCGTCTTCTTGGTGTGCGTGTTCCAGTTGGAGGGCCAGTTGGCCGCGTCCAGCTCGATCCCCAGCATCTCCATCACTTCGCCCAGGAGCTCCATCCCGGCCTGCCTCTGTCCCTCCTCGATACGCCACTCCTTGGTCTTCTGGGCCGGCGTACGCGGATCGATGCCTCGACGCGTGTACCGCGTCGGGTACTCACGCCGGTACTTCCGCTCGAGCTTCTCCTTCGGGAGCCGTTTCCCCCGAGTTTGGTACTCTACCCTCTCCTCGCGCTTCTTCTTGGGGTTGCGCGCGTACCAACGCTTGGAACGCAAACGTCCTACGTTGCCCTGGTTCTTCTGACGCTCATCCGGGAAAATCCCCCCGGTCGTAAGCTGATCGTCGATCGGGTCCTCTTCGTAGATGTCGTCTACGGGTCCAAGCTCGAAGGAATCCTCGCCGGGATCCTCCGACATACCGAGCGTCTCGTTCCGACGCGTTGGCATGTTGTAGTCGAACTTGGTCGGGTGCCCGTACTCCTCACCAGGAACGGACAGGGTTCGGTCCGGAACCTTGCGAGGCTTGTTGTAAGTGGTCGGACCGATCCGCTTCTCTCGCTTCTTGTCGTGGTTGGACGGAAGCGGGAGGGCGCGTTGTTTCTCGTGAGACTGTGGGAGTTCGACGGGCCACGTCGAATCCAAATTCGACTGGCCTTGATCGATCGAACCGTTGTCGAACTGAGCAGGGAAAATCCCATCATGGGAGTCCTGATCGACAACGGTTTGGTAGCCAGGAGTATCCTGCCACCGAGGGCGATACGCCTTCTTCTTGATGCCAAAGTCGGGCACGGGCTACCCCTCTCCGAGGTGCCGTCGCGCAACTTGACGCGCCATGTGTCGCTCCAACACCCGCTGCGTAGTTTGTCGAAGCATGGGAGCCGAAAAGGAACTCGTGCCTTCCACCGTCTCATCGACACGGTTACGTCGGGTGATCGGGAGACGCTCACGAAGATGGTCCTTGCCCATCAAAGAGAGCGCGTAATTGATCTCGTCGAGCTGCTCCTCAAGGATCTCGAGCCGCTTCGGAAAGTTCACGATGATGTCCCCGGCAACCTGATAGAGATGCTCTTTTTCTGGGGAACTCTCGACGAGCTTGAGCACTTTCGACAAAAGTTGGTGCAACCGGTGGGCTTCCACCCGTGCGGCACTTACGCCTCCAGTGATCAGGGCCCAGCCGGCCTGGCTTCCTGCGCTTCGTGAAATCGACATGGCGCCTTCACAAGGGGCGCCTCATTGGCCGAAAACCGAAACCCAACCTAATTGTCGTCTTTTTTGGCCTCAGCCCGCTTTTTGAGGGCCGCTGCCATGGCCTTCTTGATGTCCTCACGGGCCAAGTTCGTCTCCACGGCCAGAATCCCCTTGAGATACTGAGGATCCTTCGTCAGATACTTCAAAGCAGCAGCGACGCGCACCTTGACCGGCCGATCCTTGTCCCAGTTGAAATCGGGGATCAGCATCTTCACAGCCTCGTAGGCCGGATCGTGTTCCGGACGCCGATGGACCTCCGGCACAGGACTGCTCACAGCGTCTGGGAGCACATCTTGAAGCGTCTCCCCACTCTGGGCCTCCTGCACGTCCCCAGTGGCCACGACCGTCACTGGGGCTCCCTGGGACACGTTCCCAACGACCACCCCATCCTCTTCGTACTTCTCGACCCGAAGGCGCTTGCCACCGGCGGCACGCTCGATCGCAGTGCTCGAGGTGTTCGCATCGCTGGCCACGAAACTCTGCTTGGCTGGCGAAAGGATCCGACTCACGGCAACCCCACCGTCGATGGTGACAGGAGGCGCAGCACTGGCTGTCTTCCGAGTACCGACCTGCGCGCCATCGCCCATCATGATCGACTCTCGGTTCCCCGAGGTGACCTTGGCCGACTCGTCCAACCGAATCGGGGCGCCCGCGGTATTGGACAATTTGATCCGAGAAACTTCACGTTGCTCGTCCACGACAATCGCACCGCTGATGCCGGGGCGCTTGGGGGCGCGTGCCTTTTGGGGGACCGCAGGACTCACACGCATGGCGATCTCCTCCTCACGCTCGATGATGGTGCGCTTCTGGTCACCAACGTTTCCGACGACGGTGCCTTCGGTCTCCGTCGTGTCCTGCACGATAGGCATCGTCAGACGCTCATCCTGCATGTCCACGGGAAGGCGACGAGCGCTCGTAGGTTTGGCAACGGCCTTGCGCTTCGCGACCTTCTTGGACTTCCTCTTCAGAGGGGGCGCCGGATCGTCTTCCGCCCAGTTGAGGAGCGCGATGATGTCGGAATCGACCTCGGCCCTCATCTCGGCCTGTCGCTCTTCCTCTTCGGTGTCGTCCTCTTCCTCGGGCTCCGTCTCGAAGAGAATCATCTCCTCTTCGATCTCGCTGAAGATCTCGTCAAGCTCTTCGTCACCGGTGCTCTCGACGTAGTACTCCTCGCCATCCGCCACGGCTTCACGAGCTTCCGGACTTTCGAGTGGCACCCGTCGCGTCGCCTCGAGATTGGTAGCTTCACGCGCAGCCTTGCGATCTGCGATCGAACCCACCATGCGCTCGTCGTCTTGCTCGAGAGTGATCGTGGTGCGAACCACCCGCTCATCACCACGCGTCTCGGTTGGACGCACCTTGATGCCGGCAGCCTTGGGACGAACACTCATCACCTGCTTGCCGACTGGCACAAGCCAGTTCGAGTTGAGGATCGCAGTACGAAGCTGCGGCACATCAGGGAACTCCCGGCCATCCTTGAGGATGACGGTGGACCCGTCGTACTTGAGTTCTTCACCGAGCGCTGGCGTGTAGCCACCTCCGCTGGTGTTGATGAATCCGAGGGACAGTCCCTCGACTCTCACTTCGTAGGTCCGGAATTCGTTTACTTGAAAGTCGATTGCAGGCATGGATGCGCTCCCCTGGGTTGGTGAAAACCGACCAGGATTACGTTACCCACCTAGATCGCAAGCGGATCAATGAACTGTTTCCCCGTTTTTCCGCACCAAAACGGCTTTCGGGGGCTCTTCGGGGTCCTGGGCTGGAAATTCCTCCATTGCGCAGCTCAGGGTCTTCCGAATGTTGGGCAAAAATTCCCGCCGAACTCGGACTCGAGAGACCACTGTGGCTTCCTGGAGGTCCGCCGAGTAGATCATGAAATCCAAGAAACAGTCGTCGCCGATCTCTTTGACAACGCGAAACGCATTTGCGTACTGCCCGAACTTCACGTCCTCCTGGACGTTGACCTTCGTGATGCGTTGAGACTCAGCCATGCGTAAGACCTTCAAGAACTACTGTACCCGTGGGTCAGATATCCACCTCACCAGGTTCGAAGCCCATCTCGAGCAACGAGGTGCGGTAACGGCGGGGGATCTGAAAAATGAAAACAAGACTACCATCGCAAAAATGAGTACCGACCGGGAAGGATGCGCTGGGGCATTCTTCAAAAAGAATAGCTAGATCATCGAACCGCTCTGCCACCCGCTGCATCGCAACCGCAACGTGCGACATCCCGACCGGCACGTCTTCGTGTTCCTGCAAGGTTTCACTCACGTTCGGGAACCGAACGTGGCAGGTAATCTTCTCATCCGGGGACGGGAAGCGGAGCACTTGGGCTTCCGATGCCATCACTGTCTTAGAGGTGGTTATAGGGTTACAACCGTCGCTTCCCGGAGGAATTCATGGATCTCCTCCGAATTCCTGAACCACTCGGCCTCTAAACGCAGGTGGGAAAAACGCGCGTGTAAGGCGGCTTCCCGATCCATCGTGCCGGGAACCGTTCCCAACAACGTCAACTTGTGCGCGTTCGCAGTTTGAAGTTCCCCAATGCGTCTTTCGATGTCCTGTGTCCAACCAATCTTGATCGGCCCACCCATACCGGCCTCGACGAAATACACGAGACCATCTCGATCTTTGAGCGCGATGTACTCTGGCTGGTAGCGGATCGTTGTGACCCTCACTCGACCATGCACTTCGAATGACTGCCACAGTCCCGTCGAAAGTACGCTGTAGAGCGGCTCTTCCGTGACCGGGCCGTATGCGTACGTGACGCCGGAGTTCGTCTTCGTTTCGTCCAGACGAACAAAGTCGGTTCGAAGCACACGCGATGATGCGTGCGTGTCCATCACACAAACGTGATGCGTCGGAACGAACTCAGCGCTCACAAGGATGTCGGAGTAACACTCCTCCACATCCGTCCGCGTGTAGATCGGTGGTCGGGCCACCCTTCTCTCTACCCACTAGTTGTTTGATAGGCCCTACGGACCTGGACTATCGAGCATCCAAATCTCGATGGCCTTCTCGATCGCGTACTCCTTGGGCATCGCACCCAGTTCGTAGCCCTCGTAAAGACTCTCGGCGCGCGGGCGCATGTGCCCACGGATCGCTTCTTCGGATGCCCCGAAAAGACGCTTCACCCGGTAGCTCTCTCGGTACGCCTGGACCTCAAGCGCCCAACGACCTTCGGCGACGACGTACATGAGGCCCATCTTGAGCGGCGTGTGGGCGTCGTACTCACGGACGTGCACGATCTCATGCCACAGGATCTCGGCCTGCGTGGCCTCCGCCATCTCGTCCCAGTGCTTGGCGACGTAGATCTTGCTGGGGAAGGTCGTCGTGAACTTCTCCCACTGCTCGATCCCCTCGGCCTTCGGGAGAATGCGGATGCCGTTGTCCTCGATCTCCTGCATGGCGAGCAGCCACGCTTCGTGTGAGTCCGAAGGGATGACCCCTTCTTCCGCCATCTCCGATGTACGGTTGGCCAGCTCTTCGTAAAAAGGAGTCGAAGGGACGCCATTTTCGTCATAAGCCGGTGGGCCGACGATGTCGATGGACAGTCCGTGGGGACACCCTGTTGCGAAAAGAGTCAGTCCGAGTGTGAGCGACGTGAGTACGGTTCTCATGATGCCTCCATCGAAGGGGCTCCTATAGAGAGAACAGCGCTTAGGGTCAAAGACAGCCATGGTCTCAGGGTGTGCCGGATGCCCTACACACGCAAAAACCAGCCCGTGTGTTTCTCGAAAGTGGGAACGAGCGCGTCCTTAGCGACTTTGTACTGACCCACGACATGCAACGCCCCGGATGCGTCCTTGGCCATGAACAGAATCTCGCATTGTCCCGGCTCATCTTCCATCATGGAAATCCCGCATTGGGTTCCCTTAGATGCCGTCCGGTTCGGCCAGCTAAACAGCAGCTCATTTTTGTAGAGTTTGAGGTCGCGAGCTCCAAGCATGCTTTCGAGCTTCCGACGACCACCCAAGGCTTCCAGAATTTCGTGGGCCTTCTTGTCACTGCCCCTTTTGAGACGGTCGATCAGTTTGCTGATCTCGGTCTCGGACATCTTCTCCAGGGAACTCTTGGACGGCGACTTCCGGCCAGCTTGTTCGAGCAAACTGTGGGCATACGAAACCTGCTTCGAGGAAGCAACCGTCTTCTCTCCCTGCATTTTCTCAATGAGCGAGGAAATCTCAGCCTTGGTCTTTTTGGCCAATTCGGATTTCGTATGGTTTTTGCCCTTCTCCTCCGAGAGATCGAGGGCGAACTGGACCTGAGCCGCAGTCGCATTGTCGATCTTTTCTTCGGCTTCGGCCGCGAGCTTGGAGTGAACGAGCTTGAGTTTGAGGACCGGAAAACCGAGCCCACTACCAGACTCCCACACCAACGGCATTCCCTGACCACGATCAGCCAGCATCTCTTGCTCAGGATTGACGCCCTGCAAAAGAACTCCCGGAATGTCAGGGTCGAAATCAGAATCCACGAGACGTGTCGCGACCTGTTGGGGGTGAAGCTCGTTGGGCGAGTAGAGGATCTCGATCAGGTCGCCTGCACGGAGGTTCCGCAGCATCTGGTGCTGGGAGAACTCGTCCATGGCGAAGTCCCGGATGTTGATGTTGATGTTCCCCTCCTTGACGACCTCGCCCAGCAGGGCCTGCCGGAAGCTCGAATCTTTTTTGGCAAGATCGATGATGGCACGGGTGGCGTTTTTGGTTGTCATGGCTTTATCCTTTTTGCTGCGCTTCTTGGGGAGGCTGTCCCAGATCTTATTCAGGATCTGCATCTCAGTCTTGTCGAGCTGTGGCGCACGCTCGACTTTTTCAGAACCCTTGTTCTTGCCTCGGCTCTTCTCCGAAGCGTTGTGGAGAAACTGACCGACCGTCTTCCCATCAGCCTTGGCTTTTCGATCAACGTATTTCTGGAGAACCTGGTCCCTACCGACGGGGAGCTCAAGTTCGATCTCAGAACCTTGTTCGAACCAGTACTTGCGCCCTTCCGGGAAAGACATCAATTCACTGATGCGGAAAGGGTCCCCAGGCTCTGAAAAAGAACTCGTGTCCTCAAGCTCTTCGATGAGCCACTTCGGCATCTGACTCACGTCGTTCTCTGGGATATCCCCGTCAAACCCGAGCAGAGGCCAGACGTAGTAGCCCACGTAGTCACCGTCAAAGCTCCCGGCTCCTACCGTCTTGATGTAGCTATCCGGGGCTACTTCTTTCATGCTGGCCACCTGGGTCGCCAACATCCGCGTCCCCATCCCTTTGGGCGCACCACTATCAAGCTCCAGGTGCTTATTCTGGATACTGCCGAGACGACCGTTGAGGAAAAACATCTCCCGGTCCATCTCCACAATATCGTCGCCCTCTGCGGTGACCATCACAGCAGACCGGTTACCCCTCTTCAAGGTCATGAGTTTCACCGCCTTGAGACCTGGGACGCCGCCGCCTCCGGCCAGATCGAGAGCCAACTGCTCGGGGGTCATGCCGGCCTTTTTTGCGGCCTCCCCCAAGATGCTGTGAAGCTCCTGTTTGATCTCGTCAGAGTCTTCCCCAAAGGAGCCGTACTCCACCTCGACGCCCTTGTACCGGTCAGGGTCCTTGTTGGGCGTGAGAGTCGTAGCCTGGAGGGCCTCTTCCGGGATCTGCCGTTGGGGCTTCTTCGGCTCTTCCTGGGGACGCTGACGACTACGCCTCCAGTACTCGTGGATGCGCTGTTGCTCTTCATCCGGCAAAGTTGCGAACGCGACCTCCACCTTCCGACCGTCAGGATTCGGGTTCCGGAACTTGCGCCCGCGCATCGCCTCCAGAAACTCCGGAGCGTACTTCGCCCTCCGGACCATCCCCGGGGGTCGAGAGAACAGATCGAGCACAGCAACCATCTGGTCTAGGAGTCTTCCTTGCTCAGCTCGGTGAGCAACAGCTTACGGAACGCATCGTTGCCTGTAGCGAGATCCACGAGATTCCGCGCGGCCTCCTTCTTGTGCTTCTTCTTCTTTTTGTTTTTCTTACGAGTTTCGGCACCCATCGCGTCCCAGATGCGGTTAGAAATCTCCTCTTCCTCGGGACCGAAGGTCGGAGGCTCCTCGACACCCTTCTTCTTGGACTTGCCCTTGGACTTATCCTCGTTCTTGGCCGCCGCGCGGTTCAAGAACTGGTCCACACCGACATCCGCCTTCTTCTTGGCCACTTCCTGAACGTATTTCGTCAGGTACCCGAGATTCCGAGAACCCTCACTCAAATCGAATTTCATGTTGTCCTCCCCCCTCCCGTGATCTTTCCACCAGTCTCGAGCTTCTTGACCGGCCTCCATGACATCGATATAGGTCAGACCGCGTGAGCCGGCAGAGTGGACCTCACGAATCGAATCCTTGATGCTGTCAGGCATGCGGTTAAACTGGTCACTCGGGAAAGATTTGTTATAGCCGAACCGCGGCCACACGTAGTACCCGTTGAACTGACCGTCTCGCCAAGGGCCATTGCCGGCCGGCTGAGTCGAAAGGTACTTGAATCCCATCTCCCGAGCGGCAGCGACTTGAGTGGCAAATGCCTTGAGGCCCATCTGTTTGGGGGCCGAAGGCTCCAGCTTAAAAATGCTGTTGTAAATAGAGGACGGCTTGCCGCCCTCGAACTTGACCACCCGGCTCATCGTTTCGATGTGGGTCCCCCGAGTTCTCACAGTGAGCTCTTGGTTCCCACTGTAACCCTCCACAGAGATGCTGACGTGGGTCACCGAATTCGCGAGACCACCCGCGCCAACCAAATCGGCGATCACATGCTTCGGATCTCTACCCGCAGCTTTGGGGCCCAAAAGATCCCTCAAAGTCTCTTCGGTTGCGCCATACAAAGTAAAACTAACGTCGTCGTAACGAGCCGCCTGCTGGTTGGTAGTCAGTTCGCCATGACCCGGCTCGGCAAAACCACCAGGAGGGGCCACGAGCGGAGGCAAAAGGGCCTCTGGAAGATTGCCCTTGGTGAGGTAAGCCCACTGTTTGAGGTCCGCCTTGCTGAGCTCCTCAGAGTCTCCCTCATTTTCTCCCGTGTTAGCGTTAATGGGCTGGAGTTTCATCGAGTCTGAACCGATCGACTCGACCCGAACCCACTTGGGGGTCCGGTGGTGCATCGCACGAACCACTTGACCTTGCCGCACGTCCGAAAAGGTCTTGACGCGGTCACCCGTTTCCGCCTGCTGCGGAGTCACGGCGATCTTGTAGTCACCGTCGAGATCCGCTTTTCGGACCTTCGTGGGACGACCAACTCCTCGACCGTCATGGACATCCTGGATGTGGATCGCGGTGGGCGTCCGATGAACCACTCGATAGGTCTTGTCGCCCTTGGTCACATAGCTCCCAGGGCCCACGTCCGCAGGTGACGTGATGACGTGGCCCGGACCGATCATCCGCGTGTACGGACCGCGTTGCTCGAAAAGGGTTTTGTTGAGGTCACTCGGAGCCGCCCTCTGGTGCCCCTGGGCATCCATGACACGGGAAACAACCTGTCCATTCGGTTTGATCGCCACCACCTCACGGTGCTGGTTCTGGTCACGCAAATAGTTGTTCGAGAAAATGTCCCCAATACGAAGCTGACGCGGTTCCGTGATCGTGTCTCCCACGGGGATGTGGGGGAGTTCCCGCTGCCGTTCTCGTTCTCGGTCCCGCCGTTCTTGTCGCTCTCGTTCTTCTTGTTGTATGCGTTCTTGACGTTGCTCGCGTTCCCGCTGGTCTCGCGCGGCAGCTCCTGTGGCCGGGTCCGCCACACGCTCGTACTGCCCACGCCCGCTGAAATCCCCTTCCCGAGTGATCCAGGCACGAGGTGTCGTCCGAGGGTCCCGAAGAGTCGCCCCTGTCTCAGCACTGACCTGCTGGGTCTTCATGTCGCCGTTCGGCAGCACCTCGAGGATCTTGCGCAGGCGCCCCAGACGGGTCAGCTCATCATTCTGGATGAAATCGCCAGCACGGAGCTGCTTGGTGTCATCGACTTTGGTGCCGATCTCGACACGCGGTCCCTCATCGGCATGCTTGACAACCTTGTGGTCTTGGATGGAAGTGAATGGAAGGTTGTAGGAGCCATCAATCAGGTTTCCGTTGTCGTCCACCTTCTGGACCTTAATCACCCGGCCTTCGTGGAGCAGCTCAAGAATCTTGCGACGAGGTTGACCGTCGTTCGCCTGAAGGAGGTCCCCCACGCGAACCCGGCTAGGCCGTACAGCCTTCTCGCCGATCTGAGCGCGAGGTCCGTCACCGACAGGTGAGTACTCCCTGAACGATGACTCGTTCATCGTCCGGGCACGTTCGCTCCAGGACCCGTTCTCTTTTTTCCACTGGTAAATAATCTCCCCGTTTGACGCGTCAACACGGGAGATTCGGATTTCGTTGCCATCCGAGTTCCGAAGGATGGTGCCAGTCATCATGGCGTCATACGCACTGATACCCTCCGACGGTTGCTGCTGTTCGGGAGCTTCTTGCTTCTTGTACTGCATGTTGCGGAAACTGGCTGGGCTCATGGTCCGCGCCCGAGCACTCCAGTTCCCGTCCTCTGTCTTCCAATAGTAACGAATTCGTCCCTCACCATCGATGTTCCGGAACTTCATCTCGTGGTTGTTCCGGCCCCGAAGGATGGTGCCCATCTCCAACTCATCTGCGTTTTGGAGAACCCCTCCAGACTGCTGCCCTTGCTGCTGTTTCCAGGCTGCGAATTCACGAGCGATTTCTTGCCGGAAGTTCTCGTAGTTCATCCCAGTGTTGAACCGGACACGAGGCTCTCGGCTGTTACGCCGACGACGACGCTGAACTGGATCGGGATGCTCAACAAGCTCACGACCACCCTCATGTTTCTCATCGAGAAACTGTTGCCACAGCTCCTCTCCCTCGAAACCCTCACGGTCACGTCGAGGCCGACGAGCACGTCCCCGTCCTGGGGGAGTCGGGGCCGGCGTTGGGGTTGGGGCGGGCTGAACTGAAGGTCTTTGAGGGGATTCTGGGGGCGGACTGAACAGGTCGCGACCGCCTGCGGGTGCCTCGGGCGCAGGTGTCGGAGCCGGGGTCGGAGCCGGTGTCGTCGCACCTGGTTCGGGAGGCCGAGTGAACAGGTCCAGGACCGGTGCCGCCGCAGGGGCAGCAGGAGCTTCGGCAGCCGGCTCCGGGGCAGCAGGAGCCGCTGGTGACGGCGTAGAGGCACCTGGTTCGGGAGGCCGAGTGAACAAATCGAGCGCTCCGGAAGAGCCGCCAGCGGGGGCCGCTGGAGCGGGCGCAGAACCACCCTGATCGTCATCCCCCGGAGGAGGTTGAAACAAATTGAAACTAGCGGCCATCGATCATTTCCTTCCGCATCTGCTTCCAGACATTGTCCAGAATCTTCTCGTCTTCATCGTCGAGTTCAGGGGCCTCTTCGACCTCGGCACCCGACTCGCCATCGTCTTTTTCTTGGGCAGCCAAGAACAGGGCCACCCGGCTCAGGCTCGCGGCACGCTGGAGATATTCATCCGCACCAATGCCAGCAGCCTCGGCCTTTTCACGAGCGTACTTGGTCAGAGCCTCCACGCTCAGTGAATCCTCTCCCAACGGGAAAGTCATACCGCGACCCGTTCCCCATCGGCGCCACCAATCTCGGACAGGTTTGCCCGCAGCCATGACGTGGACAAACTCCAGTCCGATAGGCATCGCACCCTCCTGCTGATCCGCCTTTTGAGGGTAAACCTCGAGAACCTTAGCCCTCAACTCTTCCGGCATCGCATTCCAAGAACCACTGGGGTAGTTGGCGTTGTATCCAAGAGCGGGCCACGCGTAGTAACCCTTGTAGGTCCGGTCGTAAAAACTACCAGCAGCCGAGGTCGAAAGCTGCTCGAACCCAAGCTCTCGAGCCATCGCCACTTGGGTCGCCAACATCTTCGTACCGATGCCTCGGCCTTTTCGTCCTTTCACCTTGAAATGAGCATTGCTGATATTAGTCGGTTTCCCGTTGGCATCGAAATTAATGTGGCGCGTCATCACGCTGACCCCAGGACCCCTCCCCTGGACCGTAATGCTCGAACCGTATGCAGTAATCGTGAGGCTCCGCAAAGAGTTAGCGATACCTCCAGCTCCGGCCAGATCCGCGGCGACCTCAAGAGGGTCCCGATCACCGAGCTTGTCCCCGAGCAACGTTCGGATCTTAGCCTTCGTCCCCGAAGTCGCGTTGATCTCCACATCTGCGTAACGATCAGGCTGGAAATTCGGAGTGAGATCTCCTTGACCCTTCTCGGCAAAGGACATCTCCCCACCATCAGGACCAGTGATTTTCTTGGGAGGGGGTTGGAGTTTCCTGGGAAGCACGTTGATGCGCCGGACGTGGGCCCAATCCGAAAGCTCCGCACCCGTGAACTCTTCGGGCTCCCCGATGTCGCGACCCGTCCGCGAGTTGACACGCTGGATAGTCATCCCCCCTGTGTCACGCGAAACGGAAACGATGCGAGCCCACGTCGGCTTCTTGTCCGAGTAGATCTTGACGATCTTCCCTTCCCGCACTCGGTGGTCCAGCCGGGAAAGCCGTGTTCCGGGAGGCTTGCGTTTCAGGGGCAGCGAGGGTTGAACGTAGAAGAACTCTTTGTCCTTAAGGGCCTGAGCTGGGATCTCTTTGGGACGACCGTAACGACGCTCGGACTTCGGGTCGTACTCCTGCGCCATCATCGTGTCGCCATCCACCTTGGTGACGTAATACTGCTTGGCGTCGTCACCCTCCCCGACACGCATGATGCCCTTGCGGCGCATCTGTCGAGGTTCTTGAACGCGCTCATCTTTGATAGGCGCCAGACCCGACTCGAGCAATCGCTTGAACCGTCCGGTAATTTCTTCGGGCTTGAGGCGCTCCGCTTGGCGATTTGTGAGTAGCGTATCCGTAATCTCTTGGGGAGGGCCAAAGTTCCCGTGGTTGTACTCGGTGGCTATCAACTTGTCGCCGACACTGCGCACCATGACATACCGAGATTCGCCATAGCGGGCCTTGAACCTGAGAACGTCACCTTCCGCCACGTCCTTCGGATCTCGGACCTCCCCAAAAGGACGCTCGCGGTCAGGATCAGGCGTCGGTGCAGGCTCGGGCTCGGGTGTGGATTCTGGTGCCGCTTCCGGAGCAGGCTTCCGAAGGTACCCTCCGCCACGTTGTTTCTCGATTTCGTCCGGGTAGTACCAAGGGCCGCCGTCACCACGAATAGCGCCGTCTCGAATTTCCGTGACCTTGAGGAGCTCCTGGCCTCGGAAACCGTCCTCGTAGAACCCGTCGCCTACCTTGAAACCCGATAGGTCATCGACGGTATCGAAACCTTCGGGTATTGCCTTCGAGCGAGGCATCTGTTGCCGTTCGGGCTCGGGTGTCTGCTCCGGTTGTGGCCGCTCCTTGAGCGTGTACTGGTCACGCACAAAAGTGGAGCGCCGCAACGACTGTCTTCTGTTGCTCCACTCCCCGTTTTGCTTTTTCCAGTGGTACTCCACGCGCCCGTCATCGAACACGCGAGTCACCTTGATATCTCGACCCGTTCTCGAACGGAGGATATCTCCGCTTTGGACCTGGTGAGGGTCACGAATCGGACCTCCGCCACCAGGAGCCTGGCTTTGCTGGCTCTGTCGGAACCTCTGCAGCCACTCCTTCCGAACTCGAGCCTGCTCCGGATCTGGGAGCGAACCGAACTGCACGTCCTGTCGCGTGTCGGGGTTGCGGAATTTCTTGGGAGGCGCCGAGAACTGGTTGAACGCCGCACGCTCCTCATTGGAAAACTCAGCACCGGGTCCCGCCGGCTCACGAGGTGCACGAGGCGCTTCGGGCTCGGCTGCGGGACTAGATGGCTCCTCTGGAGGTCGGGTGAACAGGTCAGCGACCGGGGTGGGCTCCGGTGTGGGCTCCGGTGCCGGTTCCGGTGTGGGCTCGGGCTCCGGGGTGGGTTGAGCTTGAGACGGTTCCTCTGGAGGTCGGGTGAACAGGTCAAGAGGCTCGGGGGCTGCTTCCGGTTCTGGAGCTGCTTCGGGCTCGGGGGCTGCTTCCGGTTCCGCGTCGGAAGGCGGACGTGTAAACAGGTCCAACCCTCCCGATGGCGCCGAAGGAGGGGGCGACGCAGGAGGAGCCTCCGAAGTCGGAGCCGGCTGGAACAGGTTGAACGCCATCAGCCTTTCCTCGTTTCCTTGAGGAGAGCTTCACGAAGTTCTGTATTTTCACGAGCGAGGTCGAGGATCAAGCCAGCCGACTTTTTACGATTCCGGGCCTCCTCACGACGACGCTTCTGGATGATCTCCCGACGCATCTGGTCCCACACCGAATCGAGGATCTTCTCGTCTTCCTCGGTTAGGACGATCTCCTCCACCAGCTTGCGCATCTGTGGCTTCGTCTTGGGGCGCGGTTTTCGGGAGTTGGCCATTGGATCGGGTCCAGCGAGAGGAAACACCTCTCCCGTCCATGGAAGACCGATAGCCCGAAAACCACGCCCGACGACTATTGCGCGTCTTGCGTCAACCAGTTTTCACGATCGAGTATCTCAAGCTCGACCTCTCGGTGCCACTGGCGCTTGAGATCGGCCTTGTACTTGCCCTTGAATCCTCGGGCTACCTTCTTGCCACACACCTCCTTGATCCAAACCCATCGGCAGCCCATGGTGGTGCACTGTTCTTTTCTCTTGTTGCTTTGTTGCATTGCTGAATCCTCCGGCCCCTGCGTCGCAGCAGGAAGGCGGAAAGAGGTCGTCGAAGATTCAGCAGCCGCGGTCCTACGGGAGGGCGCGACCCGGGGAAACTACCGGATCCCTGGGTACGATGCAAGCGTGGCCACCATCCTCCCCGGCAAATTCATCTTCCTCGCGCAGCCACACACGGGCTCGAGCGCCATGGTCCTGGCTTTCCAGGACGCTTTTCCCGAAGCCCTGGACCTGCGCCCTCATCACATGAGTATCTCCGACGTGAGGGGCCTTCCCGGGGCCACCCGGATGCAGCAGATCAGCCGGCAACGCACCCGCGTCTGGGACCACCGGCCCGCGAAACGAGCATCGATGTCTTCGATCAACGGGAGCGTCGATCCCGACATCGTGCACAAGTACATCACCGGGAAAGAGCATGTTTTCACGGTGATCCGAAATCCCTACGACTTCCTGGTGAGCTGTTTCGTGCGTCGGGGACAAGGACAGTCGTTCGAGTCCTTCGTCCGCAGCTACCACGCGTCTCCCTACATCGAAAACGGGAAACTCTACTACCACGCGCCCAACTGCAACTCAGTCCTGTATTGGGAGAAGATGCCGCTGTGCATCCACCGGATGATGCGCAAGCTCGATCTACCCGAGTTCGAGATCGGCACCCACAACGTCACCAAAGACAAAGAGCCCTGGCCGAGCTACTTCACGCCCGAGGCTTTCGAGATCGTGAACGAGCGCTTCGGCAAGGAGTTCTCACCGCACTACAAGATGCGGCACGCCTAGGGAACGACCACGTCTTTGCGTTCGTACGCGAACGCAGAAGGGGGCTCCGAAGCCATCGCCCTCCGTTGCCAGTCATCAGGCTCAGACGGCTCCATCATGCGCAGGAGGGCTCCTTCGTAGGCGACCGCTCGCGAACGTAGCTCATCTTGTTGGCCCAACTTGCCGTTGTACGCATCCACAGCCTGGGAGACCACGAAAGTCACAGCCCCCAACTGTCGAGTTGGGTCCTCTGCCGCCATCACGGCCCAGTTGGGTGGGATCAAAATGACCGACTGCTGAACACCATCCCGGGCAATGACCGCCATGGTCAACGTCGTAACCTCGGCATGGATCGCTGTCAGGCAGTGCTCGTGTTCGATAACTTTCCAAGCATAAGCGCCCAGGTCGCTCAGGTCCGCGAGCTCAAGGCTACGGAGAGTCTCCACGCAACCGGTGAAAATACGCTCGACTCGGTGTGCCTGAGCACGCACGCCAGCATCCGGGCTGTCGTCTGCCTGGATGGCCTGGTCCCCGAAGAGATGGGAAATGATGTTCGTTGCATTCATAGATGTGCTCCGTAACGGGGGTCTTCTGGCCACACGAGGAAATCAGTCGGGACGTGGTCCGTGTACCAAACGTCGTTGGCCGTCAGAAAAAACTGGTGGCCGTCATCGTGCATCTTCTTGGCCTCGACCTTGATGATGACGGGCTTGCCCCTGCGCTGCCCCACGTTCACCGCCGTCGCGTAGTCCCCAGACAGGTGGACCGCGTGCCGGTTCATCTTGAGCAGGCCAGCCGACTTGATCGGTGTGACGAACTTGGTCGGCGTCCCATGGTACAGGGTCTCCGGCGGCTCGGTAGGCTTGTTCCCGAGATCGACCTGGACGCTGTGTCCCTGTCGAGCCCGGATCTTGGTGCCGTCTTCGCTGTACTCGAACCGCTTCTTGTTGTTGTCTCGAACGACCTCATCCACGATCTCGCGGTTGAGACCACGAGCTCGCTTCACCACCTGGCACTCCCGAAGGAGCGTCTTCACATCAGCCCAGCCGTTCTTGTCCAACTCGATCCCGATCTTGCCGGGGTTGTGCCGCAGCACGAGGCTCAAGAACTTCGAGTACCCCTTTAATTGATTCTCTCTCGTATCCATGTCTTTCTCTTTTCGGGCTGACTATACGCGGATTATGGTCGAGTCAACTCTAATCATGGACAGGAGTGTCTTGATGGTCAGGACGTAGGGAGGGTCGAGCTCCGACAACTCCCAGCGTTATACGCTTGCGGGATCTACGCGTCGGGTTCCAACGAACACATGAGCGGATGCCCGTGCTCGGTAGCGAAACCGTGGACCACCGAAACCTTCGTTTCGGCGATTTCATGGGTGTAGACACCCGCGATGCCGACACCCTGTTTGTGGACCTGCATGGTGATCCTCATGGCCTCGTCCTCGGCCTTCCGAAACACATGCTTGAGCATGCCAGCGACCCACTCTACAGGAGTGAAATCGTCGTTGTGGATGAGGACCTTGTACATGGGCGGCCTGCGAGTCTTCTGCTCCTCGCGCTCCTTGAGCCCAACGCCGCTTTTTCGTTCTTCGTCCCGATCTCGTTCCGACATCTCTCTACTTCTACCCGATCGATAGGCTCGTCACCGTCACATGCGCCGAGCGATGGAGGCGTTGGCCCACATGCGGGTCTCCTCCAAACGCTCCATCGCCAGTGCCTGCTCATGAGAATCCGGGCACACCTCGGCGATGAGGTCCGCCAGTTCACGGATCTTCGTACCGAGCTTCGTGTACCGCTCCTGCTGATCCCCCTTGGGAGGATGGTAAGTGAAACGGATGTCGAGTTCTTCCTTGGTGAGGGCCATGCCCCACCCTACCCGAACACGTCAAACGCCGAAGGCTGATTCTCCCCAACGCCTTCCCGAATCTCATGTTCGGAAGCGACGGTGCCGTCCTTGAGGACATGGGCCAGCTCGATTCCGCGGTCTATGAGATCGGCCCCCACCAGACGGCGCCTGTGGCACCCAATGGGGTCGGCTTCGCTGCACATCAGGGCGACGGCCCCGAGCGCAGCATTCTTCTCCACGCCGCCCAGGAGCTCCTCGAGCGCTTCCTGGTACTGGGACGACGCCCGGATCTTGTCGTAGTCGATCTTGCCGTTGGTCAGAAGCGCCTTGTCCTCTGGAACGCCTCCCAGGGAGTGGCCCATCCACACGTAGGGAATCCCGGCTTCCTGGAGGTCTTCGGCGATCACGTACCGGTTGAACTGCGGGTTGTAGCGACTGAACGGTTTGCTCCGCACGTCCACCACGACGCCGATGCCGTTCTGCTTGAGCCGCTGGATCAGGTTCTCGGTGGGCACGTTGCTGTGCCCGATCGTGAAAAGTCTCATCCGTTGAGCAGGTCCATGATGTTGGGGCCCTCGATCACCTTGGGCTTCTCGCGCCACGTCCAGGACTTGCGAGCCTCGAATGGCAGCTTCCCGTGTTTCTCTTCGTAGACCGCCAGGAAAGCACGAGTCCCCTTGTTGACGTAGCCGCCGCCAGTGATCTTGCCGAACTCGGGCTCGTACTTCCGGAGAATCTCGTCCATCGCACGGTCTCGCTCCACCTTGGCGATGATGGAGGCCGCCGACACGCAGGTATGCCTTTCGTCCGCCTTGTTCTCCGCTCGGAGGTTTCCCCATTTGGCTCGAAGGCGTCCGAAGATTGGCTCACCGTCACAGATGATGTCGTCCTCGGCAGTGGCCTCGAGTTCTTCGAGAAGCATCATCACCCCTTTCCGTTCAAGGTCATCGAGGCGCCCTTCTTTCACGAACTCATCAATCTCAGCGGGGTGAAACGAGACGAGGGCCCAGTGGCAGCGGGCCCGGACCGCCGGGACCGCTGCGAGACGGGCCATCTTGGCCTTCTTGCCGCTGCCGTATTTTTTGCTGTCCTGGATGCCGAACTTTTGGAGCTCGGCTTCTTGTTCAAACGTGATAGCCACGCCAGCCATCACCAGCGGACCCAACACGGGCCCCCGTCCCGCCTCGTCGATTCCGATCAGCCTCTTCATGGAATCCTCTCGTAGATGCCTTGGTCGGTGCCCCACTTGAGCCAGTGCCCGATGATCGGATCGAGCATCCCCGCGTGCTCCTCCGGGACCACGCTCTCACCGGTGATTTCGTGCAAGGCGCAGATGCACCCCCAGATCGACAAAGTGCTTGTCGAAGGGTCGTCACAATCAAGGACCTGGAGGAGTGCCGGCACGATAGCTTTCCCCATCTCCACCAGGTCTGTGTACTGCGGGTAGCCGATCGGCATGCTCGATAGGAACTTGGTCTCTTCGTACAAATCTCGGAGAACTTCCTCCACAACTTCTTGATGCGGGTAACGCCCTTCCGGAATGAATCTGCTGCTCTCCAACGCGGCCTTGGCTGCGTCTACGCAAGCGGGGCACGCCAGAAGACGCCCTTCGTTCAGTGCGTTGGCCGTCACATGATCGAGCCCGATGAATATGAACTCGCGCTGCCACTTGGTGTCGCACCAAAAGGCTCTCACCTCGATGGGGTGCTGGATGTGCTTGACGTAACTTGGAAGTAATCTCATGGCAGTTCCAGGATGAAGCAGCGGTCGTTCGGGGCCTCCGGGATGTAGATCGCGTTCCATCGAATGTTCCGGTTCGGCACCATGGCCGTCTCGCCCTCAAGCTCGAAAGGACGTTCCGGCGGCCTCTCCCCCAAAACCAAACGCACACGCTCGGTCACGAGACCCTCTTCGACGCGGTAGTTGAGAACAGTGGCCACGTCGCCAGCCCATCCGACGACGAGCACACAATGAAGGTTGTGCCCGACCTCGGGATTGTAGACGGTGAGCAACACCGGGATCTGACCTTGCACTCGAGCCGCGTCGATCGGGACCGCACGCAAGCCGAAGTGCTCAGCCATTCGTTCTTCCGATATGCCGGCCGAGCCATGACGGCATCCCGAAACCTCGATGATCTCCTCCCACTCTTCGGAGGAGGGATCGACACACGGGATGCCGTAGAAGCGACAGGCATTGACCATCGCCCGAGGGAGACAGTCAGCAAATTTGCTGTCTTTTTGGCCGACGTACTGCATGGTCAGTCATTCTACGCTGCCATCTTTTCACGAAACGTGTTTCGTCCCACAGAGGTGTAGTCCCGGCGCCTACGGATGGGCTGCGTGAGGCTAGCAGCCAGTTTCGCGCGTCCCGCCGGGGTGTTGATGTACTCGGAGATGAGCTTCTGCTTGATCCTCTCCTTTTCGGTGAGGACCTTCCCGCGCCCTTTGCACACCTCACATTCCGCGAGGCTCGTGAAAAGCGGGATGACGCCCTTCCCCTTGCAGTCCTTGCACTCGGCCATCACGCATCCTCCCTGAGCCGCATCGAAAGCAGGTCCCGCGATGCGAGGAGCCCCTCGTCCACGAGGTCACGAACGAACTGCGGATACCATTCGGGGTGGTGGATCTTGATGGAGACGCGAAGCACCTTGTTCTCGGCGTCCTTCTCGGTGGGTTCAGGGAACTCCACCTCCATGCCGTTTTCCGGAGGCACTTTGACCCCAGCTTTTTTGGCCTTGACCCGAACCGCTGCGAGCAACTCTGAAATCCTCTCCAACATGGCGTCACGGATATCCCCGTTGTTCTCTTTGCCCTCGAACGCCGACAGCGTCTTGCGCATCTGAGTCTGGAGGTGCTCGGCCATGTACTGCTGCATCACCGTCGCGTTGTCCTTCTGCTCCCAGAACGTGACACCCGAGACCTCCAGCTTCTCGAAGGCTTCCTCGACGGTGATCTTCTCGTGCAGCCACTCCTGGAACACCTCGTCGAAATTGTCGTGCCCATCGTTCCCCGACTGGAGCGCCGCGTGCTGGGCATCGTGACGCGTCTTGTACGGGCCCTCGGACCCTTCGTCGGGGTATTCGGCATCGTGGAAGTACCAGCCAGCCGGGAACGGGCTCTCGATCTGGATCACGTTCGGGCCGTCAAGAACCGTCGGCTGCCACATGTCGGGGCGAAGGCTCGTCGTCTTCAACCACCAATTGTCGTCCCTGTCGTAGAACGTCGGTGCGCGTCGGTCTGTAAACCCCGCATCGTCATCAAGCATCGTCACGACGTGGTGTTGTCCCCGAAGCTCAATGCTCTTGAGGACGTGGTCCACGAACTCCTGGGGGAGACGCACGTTGTGCTTCTCGAGATAGTGAGCGAGACCTTCGGGCCACACGTACACGCCGTCCGTGAGCTCGCCACGCCCCATGTCCAGCGTTTCCTGGCGGCTCGAAAGGTTGGCGTCGGTGCTGTTCTTGGAAGCCGTTCGCCGAGCTGCCCGACGCTGCTCCCAGGTCAGAGACTCATCGGCCGTCCCGGCCCCGGCAAAGAAGTTCTTCCGGACCCCGAGAACGGTTGGGTCCGGGTCACAACCGAGACGGCACCAGCCGTACAGACCGTTGCCCTCAGCGATGCGCACGAGGGCACCGCCCCGGAGATAGCTGATCACCCTGCGACGCTCCTCGGGGTCCCAGGAGGCGTCCACGAGGTCCATGGGGTCAGGCCACTTCTGCTCCCAGTAGTGTTTCCAGAAACCGATCATGCGCAGCTTGACGGGCTTGTCGCGGCCGTCGTCCAGGACGCGACGGGCTTGCATGTAGGTCTCGCCCGTCTCAGCCATGCGGGCACGGACGCGCTTCTTGAATTGCTTGTTTTGGGTCATCTTCGATCTTTCGTCTCCGATGAAAGGTGTCGATCCCGCGCTCGACCCCATCATCTGACGAGGTTCGAAGATCCCTGCTCGAGGTTTGGTGGCCCCTCTGTCTCCGTTGCATCCTGTCCGCGGGGACAGGCTATGGAGATCAGGCGTGAACGGATCGCCCACACCCACCTTACCCAGCTTTTTGGTTGGCGTCTACTCCATCCGCGAGATGAACCAAGCATCCGTGGTGGGGGACACGCGCCACAAGCCCCAGTGGCTCTTACCGTCCTCATCAGGGCGCCAGGCGACAACGTAGTCGTCACCCTCTCGCCGTACGACATGCCACTGGTGCTTGCAGATCGACACGGTGTCGGACTCGACACCATCTTGCACGAACTCCTTCTCGACGACGGTGTCCCCCTTCTCGATGAGGGAGTACCAAGGACGCGAGAACGCCAACGGTGGCGTGTGCTCGAGCGGCTCTTTCCCATCGATCAGGAGACGAGCAAGAAGGCCGTCTCGTAGTGAGTGCCCAGCTTCAACCTGGAAATCACGACCGTCCTTGAGGGGAGCGTAACCACCTTGAACACGCAGCTCCATCCAGCGGCCGATGATCTCAACGGTCTTCCGTGCTTCCTCGAGGTCCATGTGGGGGTTCCTAGTTAGGGAGGACATTAGGCGGAGTATTGAGTTCTCAGTTGCGTCCCTTGGAGACTTTCTTATGAGGTCCTCGGGGACTGTGTTCGCCACTCTTGCAGCGTCAGAGCGAACCCGGTGTCTTCGAGCAACCGGCGCAACGCAACCGTGACGTGGTCGCGCACTAGACCACGGATCTCGGGGTTCGCAAGGTGGCTCTTGGTCGGCTGTGTGTACCGGGGCTCTGGCACGAACACCGACAACGCGATTTTATGCCCCACGTCGTCGAGCCCAACCTCCCGCAGGGCTTCTTCGACTCCCAGGATGTGGGTGCCGCTGCTCGTACGGATGCTGTTGGCCCAGGACATGAACTTGGACTTGTCGTCTGGATTGTGCGTCCACTGGATCGCCAGATCGAACTCCAAACCCTCACTACGCACGACGACCTGGAAAGGCTCAGTCGGGTGGTAGCCGTACTTCGGGAACGACACTTTCAGAAAATCGGACATGCCGCCGGGCATCGAGATGGCACGGATATCGTCATCAGATCGGATGGTCCCCTGGAGGTTGGTGCAGGTGGCAGCCATCGCTTCCATCCGTCCCTCAATCCCCGCTCGATTGAACGCCACTTCGTCGAAGATCTCGGAGTCGGCCTCAAAAGACACAGAGAACGTGAACCCCTCCGGCAACGGGGTCACCTCGAACATCCAGTCATGTTCAGGCTCCCCACGTCGGTAACTCCGCGTGTAGTATTTGCCCTCGTAGAGCGCCGTTACCCGGAGAGTCTCCGAAAGGGCTCGGACAATGACGAGCGAGCCACGGACCTGTTGCTCAGAGATGAGTCCCCGGTCAAGCCCCCGGTCAAGCTCACCGAGCGCGCGGTCGAGGGCCTGGTGCACACCGCCGTCACCCATCTTGTCGAGAGAGAACGGCGGTTGGTTGTCGAGGATGGTGACCCGATTACCGTCCAGTTCCACGAGGAAACGATCGCCGCGACCCGCTCGAGCGTTCTCCAAAATGTTGTCGAGCACGGCGTAGACGAGATGGTGCTGCATGCCCGCGTGCGTGCCCCCCAGGTACATGCCGGGACGCATGCGGATGTGCTGAGTCGGGCTCGCGATGATCTTGAGGGGGCTGTTGCCCCATCCCTCTTCTTTTTCGTCCGCCATCAGGCTTCTTTCCGAAGCCTCTCCCGGGCTTCCATGAGTGCGAATCCCAGGAGATTCTCGCCCTTCCACTTGTTGGGGTCCTTCGAGTTGGCCTCTTCACGGCGAAGACCGATGCCCCACACCTTGTCATGCGGACTGGCCTCCACGAGCACCATGTCGAGAGTTCCGAGAAGGAAATCTCGCAGCTCAGGAACCTGACCGAACTTGGCGACGTTGCCGACAACCACGGCCTCGAACTTGTTTCGATCCCACTTGGCCTGGTCCCAGTTGCTTACCCGGCGACCGAGAAGTTTCGCCTCGTCGGGGCCCGGACTCGCAAGGATGGCTTGAAGAGACATGCCGTCCTCCATGAGACGGGCCTTCTGCGCCATCATCCAGTGCTCGGCCGTCGGGTACTTGATGCCGTCGATCTCGAAGTCAGAAAAGTGCCACTGCGAGAAAACGTAAGGGCCGAGTTTGCTCGTGTCGCCCCCCTTGCGCCCCCAGAATTTGAGGAAGTCGGGACGGGTTCCTTCGTTCCATGCTTTGACGAGTGTGGCTCGATCGCGGAAGTCCATCACTCTTTCTACCCCTCTGAGACGCCCTCCGAATCCCTTTTCACGAACGGCCTCTGAGAACCAACTACGCTTGTTTGGCCGCCCACGCCTGGATCTTGCGACGATCCTTGCCCTTGGCCCGGTCGCTCAGAAGAGTGCCCTCCAGGTGGTCGTACTCGTGCTGGAGGGCCACCGAGAGCAGATGGTTGTGGCTCGAATCCATCGTGACCTCTTTGCCTTCGCGATCGAAGGCTGTGATCTTCACCCACTCGGGACGGCCTACCTCCGCCAGTAATCCAGGAAAACTGAGACAGCCTTCGGGTCGCACCAGACGGTTGTCGTTCACGGGCTCGATCACCGGGTTGATGAAAACCCAAGGCTCCGTCCGCTTGTTTCCGTTGATGGGCTTCTGATCGAGGATGAAGATGCGAACGTTCTGCCCCACCTGGGGAGCGGCCAAACCGACTCCTTCGTGGTAGAACATCGTGTAAATCATGTCGTCGATCAGCCCTTGAAACTGATCGAGTTCGTCCAAATTCACGGGGATGCTCGCAGCCTTCAACGAGGCAACGGGGTACTCGAGGATGCTGAGCAATTTGCCGGACACACCACGACTGTACCCACATGTCCCACAACTATGCGAACCCGACCCCACGATCTTCGCAGGGTCGTCTCCATTTTTGAATACCGGTCTTATGGCCGGTTCTTTAGTGACTGTGTCTGATGTAGTGCCCCTACGTGTTCTCCTCGGAGAGAGCAACCCCGGTGATGTTGCGATCCTGGAACACATTCTCACCGAGATGTCGGTCGAGCTTCGTCATTGCAATTCGTTGGCAGATCTCGAACAACACGGAAAAACCTGGGACCCCGACGTGGTGCTTCTCGACCTGCACCTCGAAAACAGTCAGGATTTCATGGTGACCGCTCGGAGCGTCGTCGCACTGTTTCCGAACATCCCCATCCTTGCGCTCACCAGTCTCGACAACGAATCCTTTGCCCTACGCGCACTGCAAGCCGGCCTCTCAAGGTACTTGATCAAGGGCACGCTTTCAGGCGCGGACTTGATGCGGACCCTCAAAGAAGCACAGGCGAGACAACGAGCCCTGCAACTCTCGCTACCCCCAACGTTCAACCAAAACGATCTTCGAGAAATGATCCAGGATGCGGTCCGTACCGCGCTCAGCGAACCGGACGACCCCAAAGAAAAATCATCCGTCAGAATCGCAGTCTTGGTCGTCGTCTCGGTCTTCCTTCTTCTGGGAGGCGCCGTGGGCTGGGGCTACTACCAGATCCAGCAAGCCCACGACGCCAGGAAACCCGCCAAGAAGACTGAGCAGGACAAAAAGGCGGACCAGTTCCAGGAGTTCCAGAGCCTCCGCAACGCGCACTTCAAAAAGCTAACGCGTTGGGAGAGCAGTGGAAAACTAGGACCGGCTCCAAAGAAACCACCGCGCCTCGAACAGCTTGAGCAAGAGCTGTCTAAGTGACCTAGTGAACCGGAGGGGCCCCTCCCGAACCGGAGCCCGAGCTGTCGTCGGAATCCGGCACGTCGCTCGTGCCGATGTCGAAGTTACCACCACCACGGTAGCTGGACATGACTTCGCTGACCCCGGCGGATGCAGCGCCCACGTCGGCCTTGTCGTACATGAGGCGCTTACCCTTGGTGCCCGCCATCATGCGAGCGCCGTCGTCGAACCCCTTCTGGTCCGCGGCCAGGAACAGGAACTCCCAGTTGTACTTGTCCGTCACGCGACCGATGGCTTCCTGCACATCCTGGGCACTGTTCTCGCGCGAAGAGTTCTCCTGACCGTCGGTGATCATGACGACCACGACCTTGCCAGGACGATCGGTCTTGGCCTCTTTGAGGATGCGGTCCTCGAGCGACGAAAGAGACTTGACGGCGGCATCGTTGAGCGCGGTTCCTCCACGCGGAACGAGGCGGCAGTTGTCCTGCTGGATGTCTCCCGAAGGCTTGGCCTCGAAGACGGTCTCCCACTCGTTGTCGAACTGGTAGAGGCTGACACGGCAGCGGCCGGGCTGGCCGTGCTGCTCGGTGATGAGGGTCCACAGACCACCTTCCATGTCGTCCTTGATGGAGGACATGGAACCGCTGCGGTCGAGAATAATGGCGACCTCGGTGAGATCGCTGGTGGGGGGTACTCCGGTTACGTCTGTCATGATGTGTTTTCCTTGTTCCTTTGTTTTTGTTGTTGCCGAACCCAGCGAAGGACCACGTATTTGGTTGCCCTCCCCGGAGACTCGAAGCCTTCATCGTGGGCCTCTTTGACCAGCTCGGCAAACTGATCATCGGTCAAATACAATGTCACTCGATTACGAGCCGGGTTGTCCGAGTAGGGGCGTCCCATCTTTTCACGAACCGTCCTGCTCTCTGACACAAATTTGGAAAGATTCCTCGATTAATCGATCCCACTCGGGGACCTCGATCTCGATGGAAAGATGCCGCTGCCAGACCAGTTTCCGTGCCATCTACCTGTTCTACCCCTCACGAAGCCCCTGGAGCGCCGTGAAGACCTCCCGGCCGACCCGGGCCGCGTCTGTGGGCTGATCGTCAATGACGACTGTGAGGGTCTCTGGGCCCATCAAGACGTGGATGAAGTCGTGGGGGACCTCCTCGGGCTCGAGTTCTCGACGAAACGAGTCCTGATCCCGGTAAACGAACATCTCGCCGGGCTCCGTCCGGTGGAGAATGGCGTCGGGCCACCGCTGCCGTACCTCAGAAATCAGGGTCCACCAATCATCTGCGCTGGTGGACCCTTCCAAAATGAGGTCTATGCCTCCTGGAGTCACGGCCACATGCTACCGACGTTCGGGAACTCTTTTTTGAGTCGAATCGCAGACTCCGTCGCTCTCATGAGCCCGACACGAGGTTTGACATTCCGATCGGACCACAAACAGTCGAGGATGAGGCTGGACATCCCATCCGCATCCAAGAGCAGGTACTCGTTTCGCAAAAAGTCGCGAAGCTCGGAGCCGTGCCACAAACCCCAGTTGTTCCGCATCCACATTCCGATTCCAAAATGCGCCAAAGCACCGGCCTTGCGTCGTGGGCGGCCACTCCACCGACGCAGCTCCTCCGGAGACATCATCTCTTGAAGAGCAACGACAGCTTCTTCCAATGTCGCCGGGGTCGTTTCATCCACACCCCCATGCTACCGCGCCTCACCGACACTCGTCGCACCGGACCTTTTTGGGTGCCGGGACCACATCCTCCAGGGCTCGAATCGTCGTCCCCTGTTCTCGATCCCCACCCCGGCGCACCCCGGCCTTGTACACGTACGTCACGGGACGGATATCATCGTGACCGCACTCCAGTACAAGGCACCACCAACGACCAAGTTTGTCGTCATCCTCGAGGATGGCTTCGGTGACTTGTCGAAACGGGTCTTTCCGATGCCTTCCACCCTTATACCCCACAATCAGGCCGGACGGTACTGAGTCTCTGCTTGGTCCACAAAAGCGTCGAAAGCTGCGTCATGCTGCTCTTCCGCCTGCTCCTTGAACCGCTGGAACACGGGATCCGGATCGCCCGCGACCACCTGCACCCCGTCTCCCTCTCCACGAACCCAGTTGACAGCCAAGGCGAACATGGCGTGGGTCACGGCCATCCACACGAGGCCGTCTCTCCACAAATCGCGGGCCTCCCCCTGGAGCTCCGTGTAGATCGCATCCCCCACCACTTGCTCGGGGTCCCCAGGAAGGAACCCGTTGATCTCCTCCCCTTCAAGTCGGGCGTTCATCCAGTCGAGGCTCATCTCGACGTACGCACGCAGCTCTTCTTCGGTGAAAACAGGATCGAACGCAAGAGGGTGGCCCTTCATGCGATCCTTGATGCCCCACTCCCGGAACTGCGAACGCATCGAGCCATAGAAATCCTCGAGCGGGATGAGGTTGTTCGCCGCCTCCGCAATGTTGGGCAGCATCGCCGCCGTGGCAGCAACTGGAAGAGCGACGATGGCTTTCAGAAGGGCGCGGCGGTGCATGGTCAACTATACCCCACTCTCCCCCACGAAATATCACCCACGTATTTTCACGAAGATGTCTCGTTCTTTTCCGTGTACTCGCGAAAAACAACCCCATCGACCTCGCACTTGCCTTCGCACAGTTTGCAGTTGCTCCGGTACATGAACAGTACCGTCCACCCCACCCCTTTGCAGGCCGGGCACGGAACGGGATCGTAGAAATCGGACGCAAAATTGGGGGAGTAGACGTTGGCCTCGGCGTCTTTGGGCTTCTCGTACTCGAGCCCGAGCTGCTCCGCGATCTTCTTGACCAAGTCCTCACCTTTGAGGGTCTCCGAGGCTTTGGAGTAGACCGACTTCAAAGCCTCCTTGAGTTCGTCGTCGTCCATCTCCTTCTCCAGAGCCTTCACGACATCCAGCTTTTTGAGTTCGAGCAGATCGCAGATCGTCTCGAAGGGCAGAGATTGCTTCACGTACAACCGGTACATGGCGTCCCAGGTGTCGTTCCGGCTGTTGTCGCAACTCATGCTGTCACTCTACCGCAACCACGCCGAGCGCCGGTCGGGGTTCGACACTTGGCCCTCCCAGACGTGCTTGCAGTCCTTGCAGATGATCTTGGCCTTCACGTTGAGCGCGTGATTGTTCTGCTCCAGGCGCTCCGTCTCGACGGAGATGCTGCCGCACTCGGGACACTTGATTTGTCGAACGCTGGTCATCGCACACCGTCCGGAACGGCCACCCACACGGTCGTGATGGTTTCCTTCTGCTCGACCTCGGGAAGCCTGAGCACCTTGTCGTCACTCCACCCCTCGGTGGTGTAGATCCCGTGCTCGGAGTTGCACCCGTACTCGAACTCGTAGAACTTCCCGTCGTCCTTCGCTCGGAAGATCACGGTGATGGGGGAGTACCCGCTACCGGAATCGTAGGCCCCTTCTTCACGATGCACGGTGTCGTCCTGCTCGAAGACCACGTCCTTGATGTACTCGAATCGAAATTGCCTGGACATGCCGTCTACTCCTTGGCCTCAACGGCAGTAGCGAGAGTTTCCAACCCTTCCTTCACGGCGATCCCGAGAAACTCCACCGCCCCAGGCTCCTGCTGAGAACCCTTCCCGAGCGCACGAAGCTCGAACGCCACCGCAAAAAGGGCACCTGCGATCAACGCACAGCCTCGTTCAGTGGGATCTTCGGACTCGAGATATTCCTGGACTTTGTCTTCCGTCAACATCAAGGCTTCTACGCGGCCACTTTTCACGAAAGAGATTGACTCTCGACAACCTCGGCTACCGTGGCCCACGCGCGCACCTGGTGGACCCGCGCAAAGTACGTTTCACTTTAGAGAGCGATCCGTATCCATTCGTGCGAAGCCACGCGTCCACGGCCGTCCAAGTGGTCTTGTACCCCAGGTACGCCGTCGCATCTCCAGACCCGACAGACGGTTGGTTCTCTGTCGCTCTGTGGAACCGGAAAATCCCCTTCTTGATGATTTCAAGATCATGGGTAGCCCGGAGAGGTTCGATCCCCATCTCCCGACAGAGCTGGGGGAGAGAACTTTGTCTATTACGGAGCCACGCGTTCACGGTCGACCAAGTGGCCTTGTAACCCACGTACTCCGTCGCATCTCCAGAGTTCACAACCGGGCGTTTCCCCGTCACCTGGCGATGCCGACGAATCCCCTCCTTGATGTCCTCAAGATTGTGAGTCTTGTAGATCCCGAGGAGAGTCCCCAGTTCGGCACAGTTGCGGGCCTGTTGTGCGCCTCTCACCGTGCCACCCCCGAAATCTTGTTGCGTCCTTTCTTGGGGAGTCCAAGCTCGTCACAGAATTTTGAGACCGAGGACCCGTGATGGTTGCGGAGCCACCCGTCCCAGGCTTGGAGATCCAACTGTACGGGGCGGTGACCGTGCTTCTTGAAAAAATCCATCATCACGATACGCGCCTGCTCCAAAGTCCTGCTGTACTGCCACTCCTTCGGCAGACCGAGTGCATCGCAGAACTTGCGCAATGATGACCCACGATACTCAAGCCATCCCTGCCAAGCTGGCAGGTCCTTTTTCCGCGGTCGTTTTCCGTTCTCCTTGTAGAACCCGAAGACGACTTTGCGCGCTTCCTCCTCGGTTCGGTCCATTCGCAAGAGAGGGGCGTATCCCATTTCGTCACACACCGCAGGCAAATTCGTGCCGCGAGTCCGGAGCCACCCGTCAACCTTCTGCATGTCTTTGACCCCGGGCCGACGACCATACTTCTCGGCAAATTTACGAATCTCGGTTCGGACTGAGCCCATCGTCCTGCCTCGTACCTCGGGACGTTTCGCTGAGAACCCCATCTCTTCACCGAGTCGGGGTAACGAGATGTCCTGCGACCGAAGCCACCGCGCGAGCTTGGGGAGATCCCGATGTCTCGGCCGATGCCCGTGGGTCTCGTTAAATTCCCCGACTTCGTGTCGAGCAATCTCCATGGTGTAGCCGTCTACGGGAAGTCCCATTTCATCGCACAGCTCCCGAAGACTGCTGTCATGTCGCTTGAGCCAGTCGGCTCCTTTTCGTACCTCCTTATTCATCGGGCGCCGCTTCTCACGGTCGTAGAACTTTTGGACCTCTTGGGTCACCTGCTTTTTGGAAAGCCTCACACTGGCCTTCCCGGGGTGCGCAACCCGGGAAGACAGTCCCATATCATTACAGACGCCGTGGAGCGTAATGCCTTTGTGGTGTGCTCGGAGCCAACTACACCAGGCCCCCATCTCTTTGTTCGTTGGACGGCTCCCGTGCTCGTTGAAAAATGCCTGAAGATCCTCACGGAGGCGAAGCATGGAACGACGCTTTCTGCGACCTTCAGGAAGCCCCATTTTGTCACAGAGCTTCGATAGGGTCGTACCCCTTCTCCTCAAGAAGTTGACCCACTCAATCATCTCCTTGTTCGTTGGACGGCGCCCTTCCCGGTCGTAGAGCCGCTGGATTTCCTCACGGACCCGTTTGATCGTGCGTGGGGTCTTTCCTGTGGGGAGCCCCATTTCGTCGCACAAATCGTGGAGCGACATCTTGTGGTGGTGGGCAAGCCACTGGTTTTCGCCCGTCATCTCCCGATTCTTGGGCCGTCTACCCTCCCGGTCGTAGAACTTCCTGATCTTCCGTTCGATGCCCCCCTTCGTGCGCCCGAAATTCCGACCTCCGGGAAGTCCAAATTTCTCGCAGACCTTGTGAATCGAACTGCCGCGCCGCATCAACCACGCGTCCACGTTACGGAACCCATCTTGATCTCTCGGGCGACGCCCGTGCCTCTTGAAGAAAGCGAGAATTTTGGTCTCCACACTTCCCATCGTTCTTTTCACGCTCTCCTTGCGATTGCGAGGCTCCGCGAGTCCCAACAAGACCGCCACACCATGGCAAGTCCGAGCTTGCGGACTTTCCAGCTTTGCCAGATCGAAACCGTCGATCTCCCCCTCGGCTCCTTCGTCACTCATGTGGTCGGTCTTGTCGAAAGTCACGGCGTGGCCTCCATGTTCTTCTGACGCCACGCCATGACAGTTTCCTTGGAGACCGGATGGGCTTGAAGGTACGCGTTGACCACACGCCAACTGGTTTCGTACCCCACGTAGGGCGTGGCATCACCGGACGAACTCGTGGGAGGTTTGCCGTGTTCCTCGATGTACTTCACGGTGCCGGCCATGATGTTGTCGGTGCGGTGTAAAATCCCGACAGTCCTACGCATACTCCGCTCGATCTCTTTGGCGTCACGCCCCGTCAACCGGGAAACCATGCGCCAGTTCTTCTTCGACATCGGAGGATCGAATTTGATCTTCCCCCTGTGCTCGCGCACGACGTACTCATCGAACAAGGCGTTGAAAGCCCCCGGAATGAGGTCCACAGGGCTCCCCACCGAAGACTTTCGAGACTTGTCCGCAGGGTCCGGCTTCTTTGGCTTGAACATCCTGCGATACGCCAGAGCAAGGGCCTCCAGCATCGCCTCCCGAGTGTCCTCATCCTTGACGACCGCCGTCACCCGAAGACGCAACAACATTTTCCCTCGGTCATCGAGCCCGAATTTCTCCGCAACACGATCCATTTCCGCGAGGCTCAGACTGTCTTCTTCGGGCCGAAGGAACTTGAACGCCACATCAACAGCTTGCATCTCCTCATCCGTGGGCTGGAGCTTGGACTCGATCTCGTCGAGGTCCACAGACACAGGTGCCGCAGGAGTGTTGAATTTCACCACGTCCCGGATCACCGACACGAGCATCTGCCCGGCCTCATGGTCCTCGAGATGCCCAGCCATGAGCAACGCCATCCGAAGGTGGGCGGACTCGAAGGCAGGACGCGCCATCTTGACCTTCATCTCTTTCGTGAACTCCGGCACGAAGAACGTGATCCGAGCGATCTCAGGATGAAGATGCCCCGTGATGCCCTCCTTGGTTCGGAAAGCGCGACCCCAACGCTGGTTGGTGCGTCGAATCGATTTCGGGAATCCAACGTGATAGACGTGGCTGCACAGAGGCCAGTCGGTGCCCTCGTTGAACCGCGCGCAAGCAACGATCACATCCGCCTCTGAGTCGTCGATGTGGGTCACCTCGCGCTCCGTGGCCAGGAGAGCAACCAAACTGTCCTGGAACGCTTTACCGGTGCCCACCGCGTTGTGGACCCTGGCCTTGTCGCCGCCGCGGTACGGAACGCGCTCCTTCTGGAACGCCTCCACAACACGATGACTCCACGACTTGGATTTTCCGGGAGGAACGATCACAATTACCTTCGGGTAACCATCCCTGCGCCACTCGCGAACCATTTTCTTGATCGCCCCGGTGCTGATGCGCCTGGGGAGCTTCCGCCCGTAAAGCTCATCGTTGGTACGCACCCGATAACCGGAAAGCCCCACCGCGTGGATCTCAAAGTACTTCGGGGCGTAGCGTTTCCCATCCACATCCGGCAACGAATGCTGGGCGATGGAGCGGCGCACCTGGACGAAACTTTCGTCGTACACCCGTAGACCATCCGTTCGGTAAGGCGACGCGGATACTATGGCCAAACACCCTCCACGGTCTGTCCACTCCTTGCGCTTCTTGCTGATAAGAGGCGCATCGTCTGTGGTTTCCACGGTACTCCCGTGAGCCTCGTCCACGAACAACACCCACCCCGTCAAATCCTTGGGTAGCGAAATGCCGGTGAAAGACTGACGACAGACCACCGCAGCGAACGGCCGATCCTGCCAGTGTTTCCGGAGCCATTTCCCGACAACCCGTTTGGTGCTTGGCGCCCCGTTGTAAATGGTGGGCTCGAACAGACTTTCCGGAGCAGCCCCGTTCTTCATGAAACTGTCTCGGATCGTCACCATCGGAACCGTCACCACGGCGCCGTTCCAGTCCCCTCGACTCAACTCGGCAATAACGGAGGAGACCACGGTGGACTTCCCGGCCCCGGTCGGGGCGTTGTAAAGCACATCCCGACCATCGTGAAGGGCCCCGAGAAGGGCTTTGCGGTGCTTGACTTGGTATGGGCGGAGTTTGAACTTCGTCATGACCTACTCCCCGTCCTTTCCAGTTCCTGTTGCCAAGGGACGTGTTCCGTGCTCCTTGTAGTATTTCCGGATGCCCTTCTCGATGTCCTTGAGGTTGTGGGTTCCCACCCCCCGTTCAGGAAACAATTCGTTGAGATACAGAGGGATCTCCCGATCCTCACTGCGCAGCACCAATGAGGTCTTCAAAAGAAACTTCATCTGCTCGAGGGTTTCCGCGAAGGTCACTTTGGAGGAGTTACTCTCCCACTGACGCAGTAAACGACCGAGCGTTTGAGTCACCCCGCGCCGATAGGCACGTTCCGCGGGACTCTGGGGAGCGAGCCCAGAGGTAGCCGTCTCTTTGGCAACTTTCCACCTGTTTCCGTTGAACACGTCGCCGAGAGCAACACGTCGCATAGGGGCCATGCTCTTGACCGCCTCCTGCAACGGCTGCCATGCCGCTTCCAAATCCTCCTTTGAATAGCAAATCGCCATCAACCGAGACGCCAAAATGTGAGGGAGCTCCTCTCCCCGGCAAAGGGCCTCATGGAGACTCACCGCATCAGGGTCTCCAGAGACTCCCTCACCGTCCTCGTCCAGAAAACTGCGACCAAAATAGTCAATGGGATCGTGAAGCATCGGATCACCAGACCACTCCGCACGCATCAGGATGACGCAATAAGGAGCACCCTCCGGCACCGTGCCAGTCGGGAACTTCGAACTGTGCACCGCCTTCGCAATGTTCCAGTTCTTGTAGCCGTGACTTGATGCTACAGCATGGAGACAGTTGACGTGACCGAGCTCGATGCCCTGTTCCGCGAGATGCTGACGCAGCAGCTTGGCCTGAGTTTTGAGAGATGGGATGGTAGACGAATTTGTGCTGTCCATGATCGTGATCCTTCCTGGTGAGACCCTTAAGAGTTCCGTGCTCGCGTTACGGGGTCTGGGTCTCGAGGAGTGGTCAACGACCAGGGTTGGAGACGCAGGGTTCGTCAGCGGAGCTTTACCGAGTCTCCCGGGGGAGATGCGAGCGGTAGGCGCTCCTGATGCCTTCACCCCTTCTACCCCATCTTTTTTCACGAACAGCTCAACGAACGATCAACTGCCCCATCCGGGCTGTCCGAGCCCAGTCCCTCTTGATCCCGGGGTGACCCTCTTGATCCCCGGATCAGCGGCTTTTTTCGTGAAAATCCCAGTTTTGCTGTCAGGTGCTGTCAGCTCTCGGTGTCTACGGAGTGGACCTAATGAAATGGGAATCACGAACGACCTACACACGCGCTGCCACCTCAACCGCCTACGCCGGCACCACGATGCCATGATGGCCCTGAGAGACGACTCGAGGGCCCAGGAGGAGTTCGAGCTCCACGCCTGGGCCTTCGCCCGGATACTCATCACGTCGGACTACATGAAGCACCTGCTCGATGACATGGTCCAGTGCCATCACCGGCAGACCACCATCTGGGAGATCGACGCCGAGTTGGACCGAGACCAGTACCCCAACGCGATCCCTCCCATCTGGGCTCTCGAACTCGTCGAGCTCATCCTCCGTGCCTGCTCCGTCATGAGCAGCGTCGACTCCAACCACAACACCGAGTTCTACGGAGTCTGGGACGCCTTGAACATGATCGAAGAGTGGAGGCCCTTCGGCAACTACACCAACGCGATCCTCACCACCATCTCTGAGGAGGACTACACGAAATGGAGTCGCGGGGGGCTCAACCCCAACTCGTGGCTTGGGTTCCCCATGTTCCTGAAAAAGATCCCCGACGCCAATTAGAAAACCCCCGCTCCCGAAGGAACGAGGGTCTTCACTGGCCGAAGCCGCTATTTCTAGCGGGTGACGGTCAGCCTGGTGAGGCCGCGCGGGTTGTAGGCCAAAACATGTTAGAAAGAATGATGACGATGACGGCAGCCTCATACCAAAACGAGTCTCTTTCTTGGGAAGAGCGGTACGCTCAACTTGAGAAACACCACGAAGAAGAGACTGCGCGGCTCGCCACGGAAATCGAAAACTACAAGAAGCCCCCTTACGCCAGAACTACCATCATGAAAAGCGCGGAGGTTGACGAGTTGATCGAAAAGGGAATCAAATTTCCCATTCGTACGCTCCACGGCCTTGAGTTCCGTGGGCTGCTCGGGGACATCGTAAAAGAAGTCACCTTGGAGCCTACGGGTGAAAAAGACCAATACCAAGCCAGAGTTGTCATCGTTGTCCGATGCGTCGAATCTGGATTCGCTAATCGGGAGGTCATTTTTGAAACTCAGGTCGATGCCTCCACGCAGTCTCTCCAAAGAGGGCTCACCGTAGAACAAGAGATCGTCCTGGGTCTGCTCCAGCATCTTGTCTCCCACGAAATACAGGAAGACCTGCGCCTCGACGGAAAGCACATCGTTACCCCGAAACACGAAATTTGAAGTCTGGACGCTCTCCATCCTTCTGATCTCGCTACCCCTTCTTCGGACGCCGACGAACCCAAGGCTCCGACCATCGGGTTCTCGGTCTTTGAAAACTTGACCGGGATCCGACCGAACGTCGCGATAACCGGATTCAAGGGCTTGGATCACCGCTAGATCGATCTAAGCCCTGCGGAACACGAGGATCGGCTCCGTGGCGCGCTCCTTCACCCGGTTCAGTCGAGCAAGCGGCATCCCCAAAGTCCTCTCGTACTCGAACCCCACTTCCAGAGCCAGAGCCTTCACGCGATCCGGCAACGGGAACACCTCTTTGCGGTGCCGAACATCAGCCACGTTCAGCGCCAGCACCCCACCCTTCCGAAGCCCCTCGTGTGATCGTTGGATGAGCGGCTTCATGAACCCCTCGATCCACTTCTCGAACGTGGAAAAGCTGCGGAAGGACTGCGCCTCACTTTCACCGTAGTGCTCCACGTTGAAATACGGAGGCGACGTGAACACCATGTCCACCTCGGGCACCTTGAAAGTCTGGGCCGGCTGGAGAACCACCTGGGCCTCGTAGCCCAGAGCTTCCGCCAACTTCTGGTTCCCCACCACGGTCTCGGGCTCGACATCGGTGCCGACGTACTCGACCCCAGCCGCAGCCGCCCCCATGAGGCGTCCTCCCCATCCCGCACAAGGGTCCCAGACGCGCCCTCCCTTCGGACAGTACGTTTCGTACATGAGTTTTGCCACGGCTGGACGGAACACTCCTGGGGTCCGGCAGCCCATGGTGAGCGCCTGGAGGACGCGATCTGGAAGTACCGGATCCCCGTAGCGGAGCTGAAAACGGGCCGCCTTGAACAATGCCTTGTCCTCATGCCATTTTTCGTAAGCGGAGGCACGACCTCGATAGGAGCTTCGATACCGGTGGGGAAAAAAGGAAGCACAGGCCCTCGTCCCCCTCCAAGACTGCGAGC